TTATGTATTCCGCTCTCTTCTCTTTTTTGCGGCTAGAAACCCAATCAAGAACGCCAGATTCATAAAAAGCACAATGATGCTACCTTCGATTTTACAGCTGCCGCCGGACAGAATCGGATTGCCGTGAATCGTCATATCAAACAAGTGAGGATAATCTTCCGCCAGAGAGACTCCTCCCAGAATGATCGCGCCCACACCGTTCCACAAAAAATGGATCACGATCGGCGCGATCAAGGAACCCGTGTATTCCAAAACCGCCGTCATAAAAAGGCTCATTGTGATGACATTGAGCACAGGAAGGATCCCTGCCTCAAACGCGCCGCCGTGCGCAACTGTAAATAAGCCCGTAGACACAATAATCGCGGCGGCGATGCTGCCGTTACTTTTTATCATCTAGTATAAATAGCCGCGAACCAGCATTTCCTGCATAACGGTATTGAGAAGAGCCGAAATCAGCCACAACCACAGCATATCGATTTGATTTTTGCCCTCTATCTGTACAACTCCGATGATAGACAAGATGCCAACAGATGCCCCCAGCCAAATCGCCCCTGTTACGCCGCCCAATATGACGTTATAAACAGACTTTCCGGTCAGATGTAATCGTATCTTTTTCTGATCTGCCAGCCAGAAAATAAATGTGATCGCAATAACGGACAAAAGCGGGATCAGTTCTGCCCAAAATCTCCAGATTACCGCACTTGCGGTATCCGGTATCGGGATAACCGATACGCATATGGCCCAACCCACAAAAAAGATGATCGTCTTTATTGATACCGATAGAACTTTTTTCATACAATACACTTCCCTGTCCAATTCAAACATCAATGTGTCAACGCAAAAAGCCCGCCGCAATTTGACTAAAATCACGGCGGGACTTATGGTGGAGCCAAGTGCGCCAAAAACAAACCCGTCACTTTGCTCCATCTGACTTAACAATTCATCGTCAATAGTTACGGGTTTATCCCCGGAATTGAAGAAAATAACTAATTTATCGTCATACAAATAGATTGCATTTACAAAGACATTGATCAGCGTCTTTCTGTAGGACAGATCATCCGCTTTCCCCTTGCGGAGCTGTGACAAGAAAAATTTAACCTCTGTAATGGTCAAGGACACAGCCCCGGCTTGCTCTATGGCGTATTCGTTCTTGAGTGTGTCAAGCTCAGTATTCAGCCGTGATATTTCTGCATACAGGGATTTTCTAACGCTTTCAATCTCACACTCAGCAACGGCATTCATTAAATTCCTTTGCTTGCGTTCATTCTCACGCATGAGCTTTTCAATGCGCTTGAGATTGGAATTGTCCTTTTCACGCTCACAGAGGGCTACAACCTCATGGGCTATCTTGTCGATGTTCGCCGGGGTTAATTGCTTGCGACATTCTGCTATAACAAGATCCTCTATATAGTCCTTTTGTACCGCTTTCTTATCACATTGCTTTTTCTTTGCGTTATTGCATTTGTAGTAATAATAAGCAGCCCCCGTGTGCGATGTGCCTTTGATGCCCGTCATCATGTCCCGGCATTTTCCGCAAAATAACTTTGTAGTCAATAGATACTCCTGTTTCGCTTTTGTGTGGGCAGGAGCTTTTTTGTTTTTGGACATTATTTCTTGTACCTTGTAAAACAATTCGTCCGATATAATCCGAGGCATACCGCCGGGGGTTTCTATATCCTTATACAGATAGTAACCGATATACCGCTTGTTTTGAAGCATTTTCCGCAGACTGTTTTTATTGAACATTGCGCCCCGTGAAGTCCGTACCCCTTGATTGTTTAGGCTTTCGCATATTTCCGTAACGGTTTTACCTGCTGCGTATTCCTCAAAAATCCTAACCACTATGGGGGCGGTTTCTTCATCTATGATATAGTGCTTGTCCGGCGCAACCTTGAAGCCCAAACCGGGATTGCTACCATTAGCAAGGCACTTCTCCGCATTGATCGCCATACCCCGCCGGATTTTTTGGGCAAGCTCTGCGCTGTAGTATTCTGCCATAGATTCAAGCAAACCCTCCACAAGAATGCCGCTTGCATCGTCTGTGATATTTTCACGGGCTGACAGCACCCGCACTCCGTTCTTTTTGAGCTTTGCCTTGTATGTTGCGCTGTCATAGCGGTTACGGGCGAAGCGGTCAAGCTGATAGACAAGCACATACTGGAAGCCTTTTTTTGCGCTGTCCTCAATCATTCGCAGAAAGTCCGGGCGGTTATCAGTAGTGCCGGAGATCGCCCGGTCAATGTATTCGCCTACAATGGTATAGCCGTTTTTCTGTGCGAACTCATAACAGGTTTTTAGCTGACCCTCAATAGATTGCTCTGTTTGATTGTGGGATGAAAAACGGGCGTATATTACAGCATTCATGTTCCTAATAACCTCCGTCTTTCAGCGTTAGACTTTCGCCTGTTTGGGCGTTCCTGTTTTGGCATTCTATCTGAATAGAGATATTCCATGCAGGCTGTAATAGTTTCAACTGTGGGATTTTCTTTGATTGCAGTTTTGTACTCGTAAAATCGCTCGTTCAGCTCAAAGCATTCATCTTCTAACCCCTCAGCGTACCACTTGTTATATATCTGCTTTTTTCTATCTGCCAGCCGTTGCTTAATAATACCTACAGCCTCATTACAGGTACGCTTAGAACCTAAGACCTTTTTACCGCAAACAACAAGATTGTAGCAAGGGCTTGTTCTTCCGCAGTATTCATTTTTTTGTGATTTTGTGGCAAACCACTTTCCGCAATGCTTGCATTTTACCAAGCTGTACCCGTGGTATTCATAATAGTAAAGTATTGCAATCAAAACCTGTGTAACGTTCGACAGGTTATCAAAACGCATTCCCTCGCTAATGTCCGCTAAATTGGTAGGCAAAAAATTTGCCGTCATGTTATGCGTAATCCGCAGACGCTCAATATCCTCACGGGTGATTTTAATAATGTTTCGCCCGTCAATGAAAGTGTACATAGAGTAGAGGGCGTTTCCAAATTCCTGCATACCCCAAATCATAGTTGCTTTCTGATCATCGTTTGCAGCCTTGACTAAGTTTGCAACCCAAAATTCAGGCTTTTCATGATCACTTGCAGGAAAAGCATTCTCAAGCATAGCCAAGGCATTGCCCCAAAAATGCAATGTGCTATTCCTAAATACTCCATCCTTGTTTTGTAGGTATAAATAGTCTTTTTCTATTGTCAGAGATACCATATAATCACCTGCTAAAATCTGTACTTTCAAGTAGATTGTATCACCGTTTTTTAACTTTGTCAAGCAGCATAAATTGTTGTAGGATTAAGACAACAAAGGAGCTGCAGCCCCTTTCAATTATGAAAGGAGTATCCTTATACAGTGAAAAATAGCGAAATTAAAAGAGCAATCAAAGAAAGCCGAATTATGCAATATGAGATCGCTGCGCAGATGGGTATTAGTGAGTACACGCTTTGCAAGTGGTTTCGTAAGGAGCTGACCGCCGAACAGCAAGAGCGGATTCTTGCCGCCATTGCGGAAATCAAGGCGGGTGAAGCTCATGTCTGATACCCTCACTATTAAAACTTCCGGCGTGGCGGTTTTGGGTGAGGAACAGGCAAAACATTTTGCACTATCAATCTTTGCGGATGCGAAAGCCTATATCAAGGAACACAGGGCAGAGTATGAGCAATGGCTGATAGAACAGGAAGCGGGTGAAATGGATGAAGATGCAGTTTAACACACTCCCGGACAAGCTCATAAAGGACGCTCTATGGTGCGTTTGGAAGTATGAGGACAGGGACGGAAAGCCTACAAAAGTCCCGTACAACCCCCGTACAGGCGGCAGGGCGCAGAGTAACAACCCCGCCACATTCTCAGACTTTAAGACTGCTGTGGCCGCATTTGGTACTTGTAAATATGACGGCATGGGTATAGGCGTATTCCCGCCCTTTGCCGCTATTGACATTGATCATTGTGTGGAAAACGGTATTTTGTCCCCGCTTGCGTCCGATATTGTGACACACTCAAAGAGCTATACCGAATACAGCCCAAGCGGAAAAGGTGTCCGCATTATTCTAACTGTCCCCGATGGTTTCAAGTATGACAAAGCCCGATACTACATAAACAATCAGAAAAAGGGGCTTGAAGTCTATGTTTCCGGCAGTACACAGAAGTTTGTCACAATCACCGGGAATAAGATCAGCGGCGATACCATACAGGACGGAGAAAGCCCGCTGCGTTTTGTGTGTGAAAAGTACATGGAGCGGGCAACACAGAAGCCCAAAACAAAACCCCAACGGAAGCCCGCCACCCATAGGGCTACAATGACCGGCGATTATTGGCTTGATATGGGTATGAAAAAAGACCCTTGTTTGTCTGACTATTGGAACGGCAAATTTCCGATGGAAAACGAAAGCGAAAAGGACGCTGCTTTAATGTCCCGGCTTTTGTATTGGTGTAATGCTGATGTATCAAGAGCTATTGATCTATTCAAGCAATCACCCTTTGCAATGGGCAAGGACGAGCAACACAGGCGAAAAATGGAGCGGGACGATTATTTACAGATCACCGCAAACAGCCCTACAGTTATGCCGAGAACCACGGCGCAGGAAGATAATGAAGCATATCAGCGGCGGTATATCCGATATGACACACGCCCCGCCACCAATGACCTACAGGAGCGGCTTGCACAGATGCAGCCTATTACAGCCTACACATGGGACGATAAAGGCATGGGCGAACTCTTTGCAGATATGTACCGTGATTATTGCAGATACAATGTCACCGCTAAAGAGTGGTATGTATATGACGGTGTGATATGGAAAGCGGACACGGGAGCAATGCAGGTTTCTCAGCGTGCAAAAGAGCTTGCTAATGCCTTGCTTGTTTACTGTACCACAATCGAGGACGAGCGGCAGAAAGCGGATTATCTCAAGAAAGTATCAAACTATGGACAGTTACGCTACAGGGAAACGATGATCAAGGATGCACGGGACAAGTATTTCATAACGCAAAATGACCTTGATAAGAACCTTGATTTATTCAACTGTCAAAACGGTACTTACAATCTGAGGACGGGCGAATTTAAGCCCCATAGACCGCAGGACTTGCTTTCTAAGGTTTCCAATGTGATATATGACCCGGAAGCCCGCTCCACACGCTTTGAGCAATTCATATCTGACATTATGCAAGGCGATATAGCAAAAATCAACTACCTGCAAACCATTTTAGGCTATGCGCTGACCGCAGAGACGAACCTTGAAACTTGCTGGATTCTGTACGGCGGGACTACCCGCAACGGCAAGAGTACCCTCATTGAAACTATCGCTTATATGATGGGCAATAGTGGCGGGTATGCTTTGGCAATGCAGCCGCAGACCCTGGCACAGAAACAGAACAAGGATACCCGGCAAGCAAGCGGAGATATTGCCCGCCTTGATGGATGCCGTTTCCTCAATGCCTCAGAACCCCCTAAAAGAATGCTTTTTGATGTGGCATTGCTCAAGACCCTGTTAGGACGGGACAGTATCACAGCCCGACACCTATTCGAGCGGGAATACGAATTTGTTCCACATTTCAAACTTTTTATAAACACCAACTTTCTGCCCCTCATTCAAGATGATAGCTTGTTTTCTTCCGGGCGTATCAATGTGATAACCTTTGACCGTCATTTCTCCCCGCAGGAGCAGGACAGGGACTTAAAGGACAAGCTCAAAACCCCGGAGAATATCAGCGGTATTTTCAACTGGTGTCTTGAGGGCTTGAAGTGGTACAGGGAGATCGGAGCAGACCCGCCAGAAGCTGTACAAGCCGCCACCGCCGAATATAGGCAAAGCTCTGACAAGATCGGCAATTTCATAGCTGATTGCTTAACCAAGGTTGAGGGTGAGAATTGCGGAGCGGGAGCGGTATATCAGCGGTATTCTGCATGGTGTGAAGATAACGGCTTTGGATGCGAAAATAAGGGTAATTTCTTTGATGAACTGAAAAGCAAAGGTATTTTTGCGGCAAGTGGAACAGTCAGCGGAAAGACCGTCCGAAATGTAGTAAAAGGCTATGTATTATGACCAATGTGCAAAATGTGCATTTTATATGGGAAGTCTTTTCTATTTGAAATTACAAGGGACTTTACATATAGATTGCACAAAATGCACAGATACACGAAAGGAGTAAAAACTATGACTATTAAACAGGTAAACACAGGCGCACACGGACGCAAGCCCCGCTATTTCATCGAAAATGAGGGCGGCGGGACTGTGGCATATTTTGATAATCTTTGTACTGCTGCGTTAGTGCTGCGATATTTGAACGGCGCAACGCTGTCCGATGAGGATACAGACTTAGCATGGGACGCAATGCACGCATTTGACATGAGAAGAGAGGAGAACAGGCGTTGAAACGATTGATCGGTTTTATTGTGGCGGCTGTCCTCATTGTGGCATTGGCTGGATGCACAAAGGAAAGCATAGTCCTGTATGATTCTGACTTGCTCAGAGTGGAGCGAGCGGGAGCTGTGACAACCATTTCAGACCTTGAGGGCGGCAATACATACACATTGAAAACCGTCCGGGTAAAGAGATCGGAAACTACTTCACAGGACAAGGCAACAGCTAAGACCATAGCAGACACGGACACAATGCAAATCCAAGTAGTGCATGATGTTCTGATTGTGACGTTCAAAGACAGCGGCGATACAGTCTATATCAAGCTGTCAAATAAGCGATTTTAACCGATTATGCACGGTTAGAACCCGATTTTATGAGGTGGTGAATAAATGAACCCTAAACAAATTAAAGCCTTGCAAGCCCTATTGACGCAGCCCACAAAGGCGGCAGCGGCTAAAGAAGCGGGCATTGATGAAAGTACCCTCAGACGGTATCTTTCTGACCCCGAATTTCAAAAGGAATACAAGGCGGCTTTTTCTCAGCTTGTAACGGATGCTACACGGCAAGCACAAAAATCACTTTCCCCGGCTTTGTCTGCCTTGCGTGAGATTGTAGAGGATGAAAAGGAAAGCGCAGGAAGCCGCATTTCGGCAGCCCGTAGCCTACTTGAATATGGCTTGCGTCTGACTGAGTTTAACGACATTCTAAGTGACTTAGAGGGGGTAGAGTAGTTTGTACTATGACCGATTAAAAGCCCGTGTAAAGACGGCTGTAGCGGTCAAGGAAGCCCAAAAAGCGGACAGAATAGACATACTTGACTTGATTGCTCCATGCTATCGCCCGCTCCATGATGAGGTGATGACAGGCGCATATACAACCTTTCATTTACCCGGCGGGCGTGGAAGCTGTAAAAGCTCTTTTGTCAGTTTGGAGATGGTCAACGGCGTTATGAATGACCCCAAAGCAAACGGGATTGTATTCCGGCGTGTTGCTGGTACGATGCGGGAAAGTGTCTATTCTCAAATTGCATGGGCTATTGAGGAATTGGGCGTTTCCGCTCTGTGGCGGGGTAGTGTGTCACCGATGGCGTTTACTTATCTTCCCACCGGGCAACAGATATTTTTCCGTGGTTTGGATTGTGCGTCAAAATTGAAATCTATCAAGCCCCGGCAAGGTTATTTCAAATACATTTGGTTTGAAGAACTTTCCGAAATCCCCGGACAGAATACCGTCCGCAGTGTGCTACAGTCTGTTATGCGTGGTAACGGCGATTTTAGAGTATTTACGAGCTTTAACCCGCCAATATCTACAAACAACTGGGCAAACCGCTACATACTCATTCCCGATGATCGGACAAAGGTTTTCCGTACTGATTATAGGATGATACCCCCGGAATGGCTGGGCGAAGCATTTTTGCTTGAAGCGGAGCGGCTACAGCAGATCAATGAGCAAGCATATAGGCACGAATATCTGGGTGAACCCGTTGGCAGCGGCGGCGAAGTTTTCCCGAATGTGGTAACACGAGCTATCACCGATGAGGAAATAGAGCGGATGCAGTATGTCTATTGTGGGCTTGACTGGGGCTTTTCCGTTGACCCCTTTGCATTTATCCGGCTGAGCTATGACCGCAAAACAGATACAATCTTTTTGCTTGATGAACTGTATCAGAAGAATTGCAGCAATGCCCGAATAGCCGAAATGATTAAAGAAAAAGGGTATCATCTTACAGGACAGACAACCCCCGGCGGCATAATGTACAGCTCATACCCGGAGCAACAAACAATCTTTGCAGATGCCGCCGAACCGAAAAGCATAGCAGACTTGCGGGGAGCGGGCTTAAAGATTTACCCTTGCAAGAAATACCCCGGCAGCGTGATATATGGTATCAGATGGCTACAAAACCGAAAGATTGTGATTGACCCCAAACGCACCCCGCACGCATGGAAAGAATTTACCGAATACGAATACTTGACCACAAAAGACGGTGAATTTCTTGCGGATGTGCCAGACGAAAACAATCACATTTTGGATGCGTGCCGGTACGCACTTGACCGATTGATCAATAACAGGGGCGTATCTGCCTAAGAAAGTGAGGTGTAAACAATGGCATATATGCGGATTCATTGCGGGGATTGTGGCATGGTCAAGGAAGTACACAAATATGTACCCGATGATACAGAGGTAAGATATTGCCCGCTCTGTGGTAGTGAGGTTGACCGGGATATATGGGAAACAATGATAATTCCGGCAGTAGAATTGCTGAACAAGGCGAACAGGGCAATTATTGCAAAGCACACAGAGGAAAACACAACCCCTATTTACATTGATGTGATTGCAGATCATTTTACACGGGATGATATGCAGGACAATACAAGAAAGGAATATTTACCATGAGATATGAAGAAGAAATCCCCGGCGAATGGGAAGTAGACGAGCGCGGCAGACGCTACCGCGAATTAGGCAAGGGCTGCATCGAGTTTGAACCAACCGTTTCTATTAACGGTCTTGAGATTCCGCAAAGCGAATTACCAGCCTATAACGCCGCCAGACGCGCGGCACAGGAACGGGCGGCAAAGAATACGGCAGCCGCTGAAAACGCCGTACATAGCCGCAAGAATTGCCCGTTTTCGTCCGGGTGTGATACGACTTGCACCGGCGAGAAATGCGGCTTGTTTTTAAACGGCGCGTGCGCTATTTCCACCATCGCAGACGCTACCGGCGCAGAGGTGAGCACCAACGGCAAACGCTGTCCGTTTTCACCGTCTGCCCATTGTGGCGATTGTGCCTTGTATGCCAGCGGATGCGCCATTGTGAGAATCGCAGCCGCCTGTAAAAATTAAAGAAAGGAACTGATAAAATGAGCCGATTTAACACTTTTGCCCGCCGCCTGGATGCCCACGCCCGCGAGGTTTTCGCCAAGCGTGAGGAACTGGAAGCCGCCTATAACAAAGCGGAAAGAGCCAGCAAGGAAGCCAGAGCCAGCGGAAACCCCATTGCCATTGCCCGCGCTGATGTCTCCTTGATGGAAGCCAAGAGCGCACGCGATTCAATGCGCCGCGCCTTGCGTGATGATTCCGGCGCAGAGATTGCCAACATCAGAAAAGAGCTTGCATACGAACTTGACGGGGCTTTTGCGGCAGATCCAGCTGACCTTGACACGGCAACGCTTGAACTGCTAAAATCCGGCATTCTGACCGTCTCCGAATACAGCCGCCTGATGGACAGCGCAGCCGAAGCCGGAAACGCTACCATGTGCCGCATGATCGGACAGTATGCCAAAACGCGGAGCGATGAGGAAACCGCCAAGCGAAACCCTGACACTGCCCGCGAGTTTGCCCGAATTGCCCATCGTGGACGCATGACCGGCGCAGACGCTTACCTTGCGAATTTTGACACGCTGACAGAAGTTTACAACAGAGCCGTGAAAAATCCTGCACTTGTCCCGCATTGGGACGAATTGACCGCCGAACTTGTGGAGGGCTTTTGATGGCTTACAAACGAATTTATGACTATCCTCCCGAACAGCGCGAGGAAGTCAGAGCCAAACGCGCAGAGCAGGAACGCCGTTACCGTGCCAGACGCAAGGCACAACACGCGGAGTTTGTCGAACACTTCAAAAAGCTGTTGGAACAAGGCAAATAAACAGAGCCGTCCGGCAATCGCTGGGCGGCTTTTCTATTGCCAAAATTAAAGAAAAAAGGCGGCTTTCCATGATTGGAAAACCGTCTTTTTCTGTGATGGTATTAAAGCCAAACCACGATAGCAAAGCCACCTTTGAAGAAATAAGGTTTGTTTAATACCCCTTTGGTGGAGCTGTGCGCTCAATATCCGAACTCGAGATAGTGAGCGTATTGTTCCCCGAAATGTTGAAAGTCAGCACGAGCTTGCGTCCTTTATCCCCATCATCGTATACATAAACCGAGTTGACAAGCGTGTCGATGATACGCCGCTGATACTCAACATCTTCTATATCACCCCTCTTGAACGATTCGAGCCAATACATGATTCGCTCCTTCGTCAAGAGGGGCTTTTTCATTTCCTCCCGGGCAATCTGCCCTTCGAGGTCTCTGCGTTCTTCTTCCAGCTCCTCAAGACGTTCCTTCGTTGTTGGTGTGATAATGCCTTGCTCCATTGCGGACATGAGGTTCTTGATTCTCTTATTGGTCTCCTTCAATCGTTCCTGTAAACCTATGAGAACGGAGGTATCTTGAAGCTCCTTCTCAATCAGCTCCATAGCTCGAGTGGATATTTTCTCTATGTTTTCATCGGTGAGTACCTGTTGCACCGTGAACTCAACGACAGTCCGCTCGAGCCATTCTTTTTTCTCGACCTTCTTCTCGCAGTTGTGCTTTCTCTTACGATTCACACACTTGTAGTAATGGTGAACCTTCCCGGTCTTTGAAGTGCCGCTCTCACCCACCATAGGCTCGCCGCAGTGACCGCAGAAGACCTTCGTAGTTAGTAGATAGTCCTCTATGGCTTTGGCTTTTGCCCGGGCTGTGTAGTTGTGCCGGAAGGTTGCCTGTACCTTATCAAACAAAGTCTTGTCGATGATGGGTGGTACTGCGTCCTCCAAGACTACATCATCGTATCGGTACACTCCGATGTATTTATCATTCCGCAGAATCCGGGACAGGCTGTTCTTATTAAAAGCATTTCCTCGGGAGGTCTTAAACCCATGCTCATTCAGCCAATTCACAATCTGCGTTTTGGACTTACCCTCTGCGTACATCGTGAAGATGGTTCTGACGGCTTTTGCACCCACTGGGTCAATCTCATACTGACGGTCGTTTCCTATCTTATATCCAAGCACAGGACTTCCCATAGCGATACCGTGGAGAGCGTTCTCTTTCATACCTCGCTTAATACTCCGGGCAAGATTCTCGCTGTAATACTCCGCATATCCCTCGAGGACTGATTCAAGAATGATTCCTTCCGGGGTGTCCGGCATTGGCTGTTTGGCGTAGAAAATCTTCACACCATTACGTTTGAGCTTTGCTTTGTAGATGGCACTGTCGTATCTGTTCCGGGCGAAGCGGTCAAGGGTGTACATAATCACAGCGTCAAAATGCCCCTTCTCGCTGTCCTTGATAAGCCGCTGGAAGCTCGGTCGGTTGTCTGTCTTGCCGGAGATAGCCCGGTCGATATATTCGTCTACGACAATGAAGTCGTTCTTGAGGGCAAACTCGTGACATTCACGAAGCTGTCCCTCGATTGATTCTTCTCGTTGGTTGTGGCTCGAGTAACGAGCATATATTACCGCTTTGATAGTCTCACCTCCAATATCTTCTTTCTATATATCAAAGCGAAGGGAATGACCTTATCACACCGCCGCAGTTGTTCCCTTATCCCCCTCAAGCTCCTCACGGTTCTCAAATTCATAAGCCATAGACATGAACTCATGCTTCGCTCGCCGGGACAGTCCCCGGTAGATACGAAGAATGTCCTCCTCGTCTTCGTTGGCTGGTTTGGTCTCGGGTAAGTCTTCCTCATCTGCGAAGAAGTCCATGACGGAACACTCAAGCAATTTTGCCATTTCCAGCATTTCGGATTCCTTCGGTAATGACCCTTTAGTGTTGATGGCTGTTGCGAAAGAACTTGAACCCTTAACAGCTTTGACAATGGCGGTCAGATTCGTGCCTTTTTCAGCACAGATACGATTGATATTCTCTGCGAATGTCATAGTGATTCCTCCTCTGCAAAAAATAAATTCGTAAAAACCGAATTTCCCTATTGACAATTCGCATAATAAGAATTAGAATAAGAACATGAAGTTCGGAAAATGCGAATTGACAATAAGAAAGCGACCTCTCGAAAATGGCAGTTTTCGGGAAGTTATAGTTATTGATGGTCTTATAAGAATAATAACAATAATTCGCCTATTTGTCAATGGCAATTCTGATTTCAAGAATTTATATCGTGAAGGAGGTAAGAGATTCGTGGACATTAAAGAGAGAATGGCAAATGTGGGAATGACACAGGTAGACATGATACTGGAATTGCAGAAGCGAGGTTATGCAGTTCAGCCGCCTATGATGTCAAGTATTCTCCGAGGGGTTTATACCTATCCCAAGGCAAAGCAGATTCTCGCTGTTTGCAAGGAAATTCTCAAGGAACGCGAGAATGAATGAGCCTGTCAGAAGTACAGGTAAATGACCTCGCAAGACCCTTAGTGGGTATCATCACAAAGTTTTACGCAGACCCTAAGAATGAGGAGGATTTTCAGAAATGGCTACGCAATGTAGAGGAACGAAAACAAAAAGAATCAACAGACATAAGCTCGCTGTGATTCAAGCATATATCATCATCGGTACGCTGGTACTGATTGGCTTTATCGGTGGTCTTGTCGTAGGACGAGCTACCGCTCCGAAGAAACAAGTTACCGTAACGGAGACGGTTGAAGTTCCTTCCTACGAAGCCGATTCCCTCCCGGTTGCCGAAGAAGTTACATATTTCGATGTACCACTTTCACACAGCTTGCAGAGATATATCTACGAGGTGTGTGCGGACGAAAATGTTCCAGTGTCACTCATTATCGCAATGATAGACCAAGAGAGCAAGTTCAACCCGGAAGTGGTTAGTAAGACCGGGGATTACGGTCTCATGCAGATTAACACCATCAATCACGAATGGCTGGCAGAGGAATACAGAACAGCGGATATGCTTGACCCATATCAGAATGTTTTCTGTGGAATCAAGGTCATTGGTTCGTACATTCAGAACTACAATGACTACGGTTTAGCTCTGATGGCATACAACATGGGTGACTACGGTGCTAAGAAAGCATGGGAAAACGGTATCAAATCCACCTCATACAGTGAGAGCGTTCTTGCTCTCATGCAAAAGTATGAACAGGAGGTGAATGTAAATGCCACAAATGCTGACGCTAAGTAACGGCAGACCCGAAACAATCCTATCCCCGAAGGATTTTGAGGATTTGATTGATAAGCACATGGGTATGGACTGTGCGAATTACTATCAGAATCAGATAGAACAGCTTTCGGAACTCATTCGAGACCTTGACAGTTATGTGGACGATAAAGACGTTCACTCGACCGTCAAGGAGGTGCTGAAAGAACATGGCTACTAACCGAAAAATCGGTAACAGTTTTGAGACCGAGTTCTGTGAGCTACTGTTCCAGCATGGATTTTGGTGTCACAACATGGCGCAGAACGCCGCCGGGCAACCAGCAGATGTTATCGCTGTTAAAAACAAAACGGCGTACCTCATTGACTGTAAGGTGTGTTCAAACAACCGATTCCCTCTCTCGAGAGTGGAAGAAAATCAGCACTTTGCTATGGAAACATGGAAAGCCTGTGGAAATGGCGAGGGCTGGTTCGCACTCAAGGTCGAGGACGAAATCATTATGATTCCTCACTTTTCAATGGTGGCTCTCTCCTATGAGAAGTCAACTCTGAATCTGACGGACATTCGAGAGTATGGAACGCCACTGGAAAGGTGGTTGAAGAAATGCTGATTGAAGTCTCAAACACACTGACAGTCGAGAACCCTACCCCGGAAATGGTGCTGTGGTGCAAGAGAAACCTCACCATACCAAACCCGGAATATGCGAAGAAATCTCGCATGAACCTGTGGCTCGGTAACACGCCGAAAGTCCTGTCACTCTATGAGACCCGAGGAACAACGCTGGTGCTTCCGTTTGGAACACTCCGACTACTACCGAAGGACATATCCGATAAGGCACTGTTCTTGAGCGAATTTGCCGTCCCTGTGGAGGTAAATTATAACGCCGATGTTCCACTTTATGACTACCAAGAAATCGCCGTACAAGCGATGGTAGCCGCCAAGTATGGGATATTACAGAGTGCCGCCGGAAGCGGTAAAACGCAGATGGGTATTGCCCTCGCCGCAAGGCTGGGACGGCGTACATTATGGCTCTGCCACACACTCGACCTTATTAAACAGAGTAAGGAACGAGCCAAGCTCTATATGAGCGAAGACCTCATGGGTACTATCACGGAAGGAAAAGTCAATCTCGGTGAGGGAATCACCTTCGCCACGATTCAGACCATGTGCAAGCTCGACCTCGCACAGTACCGGGACTACTGGGATTGCATAATCACAGACGAGGTACACAGGGTCAGCGGCAGTCCTACCGCCGTGACACAGTATCAAAAAGTGCTGAACAGTTTATCGGCACGACACAAATACGGTCTGTCAGCAACGGTACACAGGTCAGATGGAATGATTAAAGCTACCTACGCCCTCGTTGGTGAGGTTGCCTACAAAGTCCCGGACGAAGCTGTGGCTGACAAGATTATGAAGGTAGGTATCTACCCTGTGGGTACAGGGGTGCAGATAAGCCGGGAAGCCCTTAACACGGACGGAACGCTGAACTACACAAAGCTCATTACCTATCTTACCGAAAACGCCGCCCGGAATCAGCTCATTGCAGATTCCATTGAGCAGAGACCTTCTCTGATTCTGTCGGACAGGCTGAATCACCTCGAGGTGCTGATAAGTATTCTCCCGGCTGATATGCAGAAGGACGCTGTGATGATAAGCGGCAAAATGACTACCAAAAAGGGCAAGGCTGAACGAGAACAGGCTCTTGAGGATATGAGGAGCGGCAAGAAGAAATACCTTTTTGCTACCTACTCACTGGCGAAGGAAGGATTGGACGTACCACGGTTGGAGCGTCTGTACCTCACCACCCCACAGAAGGACTACGCCGTGGTGACACAGAGTATCGGGCGTATCGCTCGTACCTTTGAAGGGAAGTCAGACCCTATCGCTTATGATTTCGTAGACGATATAGCTTACCTCGTGAAGTCCTATAAGAAGCGATGTACGACCTATCGAAAGAACGGTTGTTACTTCGTAAAGGAAGGAGGGACAAGCCCATGCGATTGATTTCTTATGACTGTGAGGTCTTCGCCTATGACTGGCTCGTAACCCTCAAGGATAAGGAAACAGGTGTTTACACCTGTATTTGGAACGACAATGAAGCTCTGAAAATGGCATTGTCCGATGATTGTATCTATGTCGGTTTCAACTCGAAACACTACGACCAGTACATCATCAAAGCGATTGCCGCCGGGTTTGCCCCGGAGGAAATTAAAAAGGTCAACGATTTCATTATTGCCGGAGGGCAAGGCTGGCAGTGTCCGCTTCTCGATGGTATCTACTTCCGTTTCAGTAATGTGGATATTCGAGACGATACGCAACAGGGGCTATCTCTTAAAGCTATTGAAGGGCACCTCTGTATGTCGGTTAAAGAATCCAGCGTACCGTTTGACATTGACCGTCCTCTAACCCCGGAGGAAAAAGCCGAGACAGAGTTCTACTGCAAACATGACGTTGATACCGCCGAGAGACTGATTGACATTCGTAAAGACTACTTGAAGAACAAAATCAACCTCGGTCGGCTGGCTGGTCTTGATGAAGTCAAGGCAATGGGTATGACGAACGCCAAACTGACTGCGGCAATGCTGAAAGCAACCAAGAAGCCGCACGATGATGAACGCAAGTATGTGTACCCGGACAATCTGCGAAAAGAGTACATACCACCCGAGGTTTTCGCTTTCTTCGATAGAATGTATGACCTCTCCATTTCAGACAGTGAGCTTTTCAAAGGCAAGTTCAATCTGAACATCGGTGAGTGTCCTGTGACACTCGGGTATGGCGGTATTCATGGTGCAATCCCAAACTTCTTTTGGGAGGAAACCAAGGATAGAGGAATTTGGAATGAGGACGTAGGAAGCTACTACCCACACCTCTGTACCATCAATGGGTACACAAGCAGAAACATTCCGTCTCCGCAGATTTACGAGGACATTCTCGACCGCCGTATGAAAGCGAAAGCCGCTGGCGATAAGCACACGGCGAACGCTCTGAAACTGGTTTGCAACACCACCTACGGTTGCTTGCTGAATCAGTACAACGACCTCTACGACCCTCTCATGGGTAGGTCGGTCTGCATTTCCGGGCAGTTATATCTACTGGAACTTGCAGAGCATTGTTACCAAGAGATTGAAGGACTGCGAATTGTCCAGCTCAACACGGACGGTATCATGGTCGAATGCGATAAGAAGGACTACGACACACTGACCGCTATCTGTGCTGAATGGCAGTCTCGTACAGGCTTTGACCTCGAGGAAGATACCGTTGTCAAGATAGCGCAGAAAGACGTAAACAACTACGTTGAGGTTCAGCCGGGCGGCAAAGCAAAAGCCAAAGGCGGCTATCTCGTGAAGGGTATCGCTCCGGCTGGTGCTTTCAATATCAATAACTCCTGTGTGATTGTGGCTACCGCCCTCAAGGAGTTCTTTGTAAACGGAACACCTGTCGAAGACACCATCAATAGTTGCGATGATATTTTCCAGTTTCAGATTATCGCCAAAGCCGGGGCGAAGTACCGGGAAGCCTATCATGTGGTGGACGGTGAAAAGCAGTCCGTTCAGAAGGTGAACCGAGTGTACGCCACAGCGGACGAGAGATACGGAAAAATCTTCAAGGTGAAAGCCGAGGACGATTCAGAAGCGAAAATAGATTCTCTCCCGGAACACTGTATCATCGACAACGATAACGAGCTGTCCATTGACGAGGTAGACAGAAGTTTCTACATCGCAATGGCGAAAAAGCGAGTTGACGATTTCAAGGGTATCAAACCCGAAAAAACTAAAAAGCCAAGGAGGACAAAGAAAATGGCAACTACTACCAAGACCACAAATGTATATCAGAAGCTCCTTACTGCAAGGGCAAAGTTTCTTGAAGCGAACGTGGAGAAGACAGGGAAGAATATGCACCTGTCCTTCAAATACTTCGAGCTTGAGGACATTGTACCGACCGCTATCCGCATTTTCAATGAGGTTGGTCTTATCCCTGTGGTGAACTTCACCGCTGATGTTGCAACCATGAACATCATCAACACCGACAACCCGGAGGAATCCGTACCGTTCGTTGCTCCGTTCAATCAGATTGCTCCTATCGTGAGCAACGCTGGCAAACAGGCTACAAACGAAATGCAAGCTCTCGGTTCTTCCATCACCTATATGCGCCGCTACCTGTATATGATTGCGCTGGACATTTGCGAGAGCGATTCCATTGACGCAAATCTCGGCAAGGGCGAGAGCGATTCCGCTCCGGCGGCAGAGAAGAAAGCTCCGGCTACTCCCGAGCAGAGACAGGAAGTGAAGGAGAATCTGACTGCCCCGGCTGACAATGCTTCTGCTTTACAGATTAAGGGTCTGAAAGCTGTCCTCAAGAAGCTCAAGGACGCTGACCCGAGCAAAGAGGAACTGATTGCAAACATCGCAGTACAGACCAAGGGATTCACGGAGATTTCCAAGTCCGATTGCGAGACGCTGATTCAGAAGATTACCGCAATGCTGGAAGGAGGGGCTAAGTAATGGCAGACATTAAGTGGCTCGAGGGCAATCGTATTCAGATTGCCCCTCCCAAGAGAACCAAGAAAATCACAGGTACTCGCTTCGCTACTATCCTCGGTCTGAATCCGTGGAGTACCGCATTTGAAATGTGGTGTGCGATTACCAAGACCTATGAGAAGCCCTTCGAGGACACTATCTACACGGTTGCTGGTAAGACCATCGAGCCGAAACAGGCTCGCTACATGGAGCAGTCCTACGGTATGGACATTGTTCGCCCTTCCGATGTGTGGGGTGAGGACTACTTCAATAAGACATGGGGAGATTTCTTCCCGGAGAGCAAACACCTCGGCGGTATGTGGGACTATCTGATGAAGGGTGAAGACGGCAAGACCATCGAAGCTGTTCTCGAAATGAAGACCACCAAACGTGCGGAGGACTGGCAGAACGATGTTCCCGAGTATTACGCATTACAGGCGGCATTATACGCTTACCTGTACGGTGTGGACGATGTGATTATGGTCGCTTCCTTCCTTGACGAGAAGGACTACAAAGACCCGGCGGCGTATCAGCCGACCGCAAGCAACACCATCACTGTTGAGTTCAAGGTCTCCGAGCGTTACCCGGACTTCGCAGACAAGGTAGCCGCCGTTGAGCAGTGGTGGGCTGATTATGTCGATACTGGTATCTCCCCGGAGTATGACGAGAAGAAGGACGCTGAAATCCTTGCGGCACTCCGCACCAACACCCTGTCTCCCGAGACTGACATTGAAGCTCTGATTGTAGAAGCCGAAGGTCTCAAGAAGGAGCTGGACGAGATTTCTGCTTCCACAGCAGACAAGGAGAAGCGTCTCAAGACCATCAATGACATTATCAAGGAACACGCTATGGGGCAGTTCCGTGACGGTGATAAGAAGGTCGAGGTCAAGGGTTCTACCTATGTGTGGACTGTCTCTCGTTCCGAGACTACCAGCGTTGATAAGGACGCTCTGAAAGCTGACGGCTTGCTGGATAAGTACAGCAAGAAATCTGAAACCTACCGTATGACGGTTAAATAAGGAGGACAAATTCATGGCAAACAGTAAGGAACTGACCGAACAGGTCATGGAACTGCATAAGAAGCAGACCGAGGAAATGAAAGCTCTCGAGGAACAGCGTGAGGAAGCTCTCAAGGTTGAGAAGTACGATGAAGCCGCTGTCGAGCTTCACAATATGTATGACAGCTACATTAAGGCTGGTTTCACCGAGGAACAGGCATGGAAGTTGACGGAAATCGTCTTCACCAACAGTACGAAAAAAGGAATTTTTTAAGGAGGACACTACAATGGCAAGAATCCCTATGACGAGCGGTTTTGTAATTATCCCGGAGGGAGAATACGTTTTCCGCATTTATGACGCAACCTATGACGAGGATTTCGGTCGTATCGAAATCAAGCTGGTAAACGCACAGGGCGCAACCCACACCGAGCGTTTCTCTATCAAGGATAAGAATGACGAGTACAACGAAAAGGCTCTGAACGCTTTCTCCTACTTCGCTAAGACGGCTATGAACGACTACACGATGGAGGACATTGACCCGGAACAGCTTATCAATCACTACATTCGTGCAGAGGTTGTTCACACCAAAGTTCCGAGCAACAAAGACCCGAACAAGGAAGTCACTTTCGCAAACCTCGGAGACAAGTCTCCGGCAGACGGTTTCGATACCGAGCCTGTCGCTCGTGCGCTCACTCTCGGTAATGGTAATAACGCCACTCCGAAAGCCGCACCTAAGACACAGACCGCTTCCACTCCGGCTAAGACTGGACTGGATATTGACGCACTGTTGGGTTAAGCAATCAGCCGGGAGGGGCAAGCTCCTCTCCCGGATTTTTAATAGGAGGTGTCGCATGGCAGATAATGTCAATCACCCGGCACATTATGAGACCGGGAAATTCGAGTGCATTGATGTAATGCTCGAGACACAGGGCGTGGAAGCTGTTCTGAATTTTTGTCAGTGCAATGCTTTCAAGTACCTGTATCGTGCCAAGCGGAAGAATGGTCTCGAGGACATGAAGAAAGCCGTTTGGTATCTGAACAAATATATCGAATTGAAGGAGGGTCATAACTATGACAAAACGACAGTTGGTGAAATGGCTGGAAGCCAAACAGAGTGACGCAAAGGCAGAGGTCGAAATCCAGTACGTAACGGCTGAAAAAGCCTATTTTGCACAGAGAGACGAAGCTCTGAAAATCAATGAAACTGTGGACGAGGTGTTCCGTTTGATTTCGGAAGCTGATACGGTGGTGAGCCGCTGGAAAGAAGCTCTCGAGAAGGTCAAAGGGATTGATACTACCTGTGGTTGGTATACCTCTCTGACAACGAAGCTCTCTGATTTGTCCGATAAAGAGAACATTCGTATGTACATTATGAAAGATTTCACGGACGGCACTGACACTCTCCGTCAGTTGAGAGCAAAGCGTTCCGAAACCCTTCGTGAAATTGAGAAGAACTATACCAATGTGATTGCGAATGTGGAATCCATGAAGAACGCAAAGACGGCGGTTGAGTATCTTGAGAAGCTGGGGTTCGACCTGTCTGCTCTGATTGAAGCTGACAATCACCCTGTTACTACCGCACTCACTGTGGAGGTAGATACCAAGTTTCTGTTTATCGGAGGTGAAAAGAAATGACAATCAATGAGTATCAGACCGAAGCTCTCCGCACTGCGGCTGGCATGAACCACCCTAACAATGACGAGATTCTTCTCAACGGCGTTATGGGTCTCTGTGGTGAATCCGGCGAGTGTGTGGACATGGTTAAGAAGTACCGCTTTCAAGGTCACGAGCTGGACAAAGCTCACCTCGCAAAAGAGCTGGGCGATGTGGCGTGGTATCTCGCAGTTACCGCCCACGCTATCGGCTACGACCTCGAGACGGTGTTGCAGATGAACGTTGACAAGCTCCGCAACCGTTACCCGAATGGGTTCGAGAAAGAGCGCAGTCTTCACAGACAGGAGGGTGACGTATGACACTGGCAGAACGTATTGAGAAGTTCAATAACCTCATGGGTGACATTGTTCCACCGGAGGTCAAGAAAGACCTGTTGGAGAAGGGATTCTTCACCGCTCCGGCAAGCACCAAGTATCACGGCAATTACGAGGGTGGTTTGTTCGACCACAGCTACATGGTAGCTCGCTACCTCAAGAAGCTCACAGAGGATTGCCGCCTTGACTGGCAGAATCCTCGCTCACCTCTGCTGGTTGGTATGTTCCACGACCTCTGTAAGATGGACAACTACCAGCACCCGGTCATTGCTGAAACTCTCGACGGCGAGGAAATCAGAGACGATTCCAAGTGGGAATATGCTACGGACACTCTGCTCAAGGGTCACGGCGATAAGTCGGTTATGGTGCTGGCACAGTATTTCAAGCTCACCGAGGAGGAAATCATGTGTATTCGCTATCACATGGGAGCTTTCTGCGATAAGTCAGAGTGGAACGATTATACACGAGCAGTGCATAAATATACAAATGTTCTGTGGACACACCAAGCCGATATGCTTGCTTCCCATGTAGAGGGGGTGTGAGGTATGGTGGCAAGAATCCCGAATTTGGAGCTTCTGCTCTATAAGGCACAACAGGCTCTCGCCCATGACCCGGACTTCGTTCAGAAGATTGCCGAGATTAAAGAGAATGAGAGCCGCAAGAAAGTCTACCTCGATTTCAGTGTTGAGTGCTTCTCACAGATTTGGGGTAGCACTTGTACCGGGTTCGATGTGACCGAAACTGGTGAGCCTGTTATGGCTGGTTCAGCTATGACCGAGGAATACACCACCATCGTACATGAGAAGACCACAGATACCTACTGCGTGTTCTTCGGAGACCGCCCTTGCTACAAGGTGGATAACCCGAGCAACGAGTTCTACGAGGACATGAAGAAGCGTCAGATGGCGAGCCTGTCTCGAGCCAAGAACCGCTATTAAGGAGGAATGAGCGATGATTAAATTTGAGAAACCCGAAGTATGGGGCTGGGAACACGCTATCCGGGGAATGAGGAATCCCCTCAATAGCTGGGAACGCTCCGACAGCTACCCGGCGGTTGACTGCGGCAAGTGTGGAATCATCGACCGAGAAGGTATCTGTCACCCGAAGGAACATGACTGTACACCGTACCAGTGCTACGCAATCGGTGACAACGATAAAGACCTTATGACCCGGCTCATTCGTGGTGGCGCACCTCACCGCAAGTTCCTCCGTCAGATTTTCGTATCGGTGGACATTACCGCTCCTCTCTACTGGTGGAAGGAGTTCGATACATACAAGGTCGGTACGACAGCGAATAGCTGTTCCACCATGCACAAGATTCACGCAAAAGAGTTCGAGCTTGAGGATTTCAGCACAGAACACCTGTCACCGCTTTCGTTATCTGCCCTTCGCAATCTCATTGATGTAATGAACCTCGAACGTGAGCATTATATCGCCTGTAAAGACAAGGACTGCTGGTGGCAGATGATTCAGCTCCTCCCTACGTCCTACAATCAGAAGCGAACGGTCACTATGACCTACGAAAACCTTCTGAATATGCTGGAATATCGCAGAGGTCACAAGCTGGACGAGTGGCGTATGTTCTGTGATTGGATTCTCACCCTCCCTTATGGTTCGCTCTTGAAGGAAGGTGTGGGTAATGAACAGAGCTGAACGGCGTAGGCAGAAGAAAGCCGGAATCAAGGTACAGAAAGAACCCACTCTGAATCTGAAAGTCAGTGATTTCGACCACATGGTCTCTCATGCGGAGAAGTCAGCCAAGGAAAGAGCGACAGCGGCGGCAATCCACGAAATCGACCAACAGATTCTTGAGCATGACGAAGCCTATTCTCTCGACATTGACGCAATGGTGCTGTGGACGCTTCATGTTTACCTCGGGTTCGGTAAGAAGCGTCTCGAGAGATTCTACCGGGATATGTTGAAGGAACACATTCACATGAGGGAGGTCTACGAAATGGACGATACCTACCCGGAACGCTACAAACTCAAGGAGCTTTGCAATGTCGATGTGGAAGCTCTGAATAATGAATTTAAGGAGGTTATACACAATGTATAAGTTGAAGAACATCAACGGCAGAGTGAACGCTCTGCTCCGCACCGGGAAGGACTTCGTAAAGAACAACCTCTCCGTGTCTGCGGCACAGCATATCATTGACACTGGTAAGCTGGTGGAATCTGACAACCCGGACTACCCTATCTGCATTGATAACCAGTGGTATTTCGAGGGTGTCGAGGTCAAAAAGACAGCGAAGAAAGCCCAGTTGAGTTCCATGTATGGGGAAATGAAGGAGGGTAAGTAAATGAGCCGAACTTTCTACTCCGAGTATGTGAATCATTGTCTGCGATTCTATGCTCGACACGACAGACCGAAGTTCCACTCGGAAGCAGACAAGCATAACTGGGCGGCGTGTGACAGCGCACTCAAGTCGTTCTCCGATAATGACCGAGCAATGCTCCTGTATATCTATCGTGAGGGCGATACCGTCCCGGACAATATCTATCAGTTGGCGAAGTCCAAAGGTATCTCACAGGACAGCATTTGGAAGCTCGTAAATGAGCTGGAAAGAAAGGTGGCAAAGCGGCGTGGTTTACTATGACAATATTCCCGAGGAATTAAAGAAACTCGACCAGTGGGTGTGTGCGAATGATGGAAGCAAAGTCCCCATGAAAGCATGGGAGAACAAAGCCGCTTCCTCCACCAACCCGGAAACATGGTCTGATTTCGAGACTGCTCTCGAATCGTACAACCAGCACTATTACGACTACTGTGGTTTCGTGTTTGCGGACAATGGGTATGTCGGGATTGATATTGACGAGGGGTACGATGAAGACGGTCTTATGAGCGTCCTCGGGGCTGATATTGTCGGTAAGTGCCACAGCTATACGGAGAAATCCCGGAGTGGGCGTGGATTCCATATCCTACTCCGTGGAACTCTCCCCTTCAAGGGCAAGAACAATCTTGCTGGCGTGGAGATTTACAAGGCGGCTCGATACTTCATTATGACTGGGAACACCCTTCTCTACCGAGAAATCATCGAGAACCAAGAAGCGATTGATTATGTGGTGGAGAAATACTTCCCGGAAGCTCGAGAGACCTCCGATAAGGTGGTTGTTGGGCGAGACAAGATATACGCCCCTGTATGGGAAGAACCTGTCGTAAATGGGCGTGTGAAGCTCCGTCCAGTCTATCCGAGAATCCCGGACGGAAGCCGCAATATCTGTCTCACCTCCCTCGCTGGTATGCTCCACAATCAAGGCTATTCTAAGTCACAGATTTACGAGGAGCTGTTGTACGCCAATACGGTTGCCTGTGACCCACCTCTTGATAGGAACGAACTGCGAACTATCTGCAACAGCGTCACGAGGTACAAGCGATGAAGATTAAATGCTGTAAGGACTGCGTTGCTCCGAAGCGACACCCCCGGCTGTCACGGTGTATGTCCCGAGTACCTATACGAAAAGGCACTGTGGGAGGAAGAAAAGAAAGTCATTCGTGAGGAACATAGACGATTCAGTGAGCTATACGAGCAACGCTCCGAGGGAGTGCGAAAAGCACTTAAACATAGAAGACGATAACTTGCACAGAAAAGATAAAAATTTATCTTTTAGATATTGACATTCAATCTTGTATGTGTTATCTTATAATCACAGCAAGACAAAAACTTATCCAATAAAGATTAAGGAGGATTTTATCATGGAAGTTATGAGAAACATGACTATTGACACTGAACTGTTTGAACTGGGAGACATTATCTCCTTCACACTCACCACAGGGGAAAAGGTTAAGGCGAAAGCCATTCGTGAGACCCCGAACGGTATGTTGTTCATCACTGTTGACTGTCTCAAGGACGAGCAGAAAATGTTCGAGAATCCCGGCAGAGCCGAAAAGGTTGACTACGAACATTCCGACCTTCGCAAGAAGCTGAACGGAGAAATCTTCGAGAGCTTCCCGGAGGAAATCAAGGGTCGCATGGTTGGTATGCGAGTAGGTCAGACGAACTGCTTTGATATGCTCCGTATTCCTACCGAGCGTGAAATCTTCGGAGAGAATCCTTACGGTAAGGACGAGCCTGTATCTGTGAGACGCTTCTACGGCATGGAGAACCGCCGTGAGCGTATCGCTTTCCAAGGCTCGGAGACAGGTACATGGGAATGGTACTGGTTGCAGAACAAGGTTGAAGATTCCGCTTCCTTTTTCGCCATTGTCGGCCACGACGGTAGTGCGGCCTGCCTCGGCGCTTCCTATTCTAATGGCGTTCGCCCGGTCTTTCTCTTATCCTAAAATCTCGCCCCCTTGTGGGGCGAGTTCAATAAAGAACGGAGGTGAATGTCGTGCAGACAAGATGTGAAGACTGTAAGAAAAGATGTGTCTGCCACGCTTGCCCTCTACATAATCAATGCCGCTACACTTTGAGGTGTAAATCCTCAAAGTGTTACTGCGGAAAATATAGGAGGTTATCAGAAAATGGAACAGAACAAAATCTGTCCTCTCCTCACGACTAATACTGTCGTAGACGAGAATAACACCGTGAAAATTGGCACACAGCCTGTTTTCTGCGTAACCGAGCAGTGTTCGTGGTGGTTGGAGGACAAACAGAAATGTGCAATCGCAGTTATGGGAGGTAAGAAATAATGGCATATTACATGAATAAGAACGTCCCGGCGAAGCGAGGAGATATTTTCTACATTTCCAACTCCAAGTGCTACGCCACAGACCCGAGTAATACAGAGGGAAGACCAGCAATCGTTGTCTCCTCTGACAAATTGAATGAACACGCAGATGTTGTCGAGGTGGTCTATCTCACCACTAAGGAAAAGCGTCTCATGCCTACTCATGCAGAGGTGTTGTGCAAGATTCCTTCAACCGCTCTGTGTGAGACCATCTACACGGTCAATAAGGACAGGCTGGGCGATTTCGTCCGTACCTGTACCGATAAGGAAATGGAGGGTGTCAATGCTGGAATCCTCTGCTCACTCGGTATCGCCGCTCCTGTTGTCGATGGTGAGCCTGTTGACAACTCTGTAACGGTCGAGAGGAATCTTTACAAGCACCTCTACGAAGACCTTCTCAATAAGGTAATGGCGAGGTGATGGATATGGGTAAAGGAGCTGATATGAGCTGGGAAGACATTCAGAATGAGTTCGACATTATGAACCGAATGTCGTGCCGCCCGGTTGGGTTGCAAAAAGTCCCCGGCAATCATATTTTCGATGAAGACCAGTCTGTGAAATGGAACAGAGAACAGGTCGAATTGAATAACAAGAAGTATCAGAGTGAAGTCGCTCGGCTCAACACCGAGAAGAACAAGGCTCGAGATTCCGTCTACAATCTGATTATCGAAAAGATTCAGTATGAGGTGGGTCACAGGCTCTCTCGCAAGAAAGCGGAAGCCATTTGGAATCGTGCCTATGAGGACGGACACTCTTTCGGATTCTATGAAATCCGTTGCCGCCTGTCAGACCTTATTGATTTGGCGATTACTCTACTGGGAGGTGATAAGTAATGCAAGAGCTTTTCGAGACACGCAACGGTCGTGTCATTATGGACGAGGACTTATCCTCGAAGATGTATCTGATTAAGCAGTATCACCCCGAGAAAGCAGACGAGACCAGCTCCGGGTTTGAGTGGTCTGAAATGGGTATGGCAAACCTGTTTGGTTTGCTCTATTCTCACGAAGCTCGCTACTGCCCGGAACACAAGAGCTGGTACACCTATCACGAGGGAGCATGGCGTAAGGACGAGGGAGCAATTCTCGTGTCCGAGAAGATTAAAGATTTCGTTCGTTTGATGATTCTCTACTGCGGAGAAATCGAGGACGATGATACCCGAAAGTCCTACACCGGGTTCGTCAATAAGATGGGTGACAGGCGTATGCGAGATAGAATCCTCAAGGACGCAACAGGTGAGCTTCGTATCTCTGCTGTGCAGTTTGACGCAGACCCCTATCTCATTAACTGTCTCAATGGTACATACGACCTTCGAGACTTCTCCTTCCGAGAACATAGCTGGAACGATTTTCTCACCATGCAGACAGCATTTAGCCACACTATCTCCAAGACGGTTAAGTGTAAACGCTGGGAGAAGTTCATTAAAGAGGTTACACAAAATGACGAGGACAAGGCAGACTTCCTTCAAAGAGCTTTGGGTTATTCCATGCTGGGTATGAGTAACGAGGAGTGTATGTTCATTCTTCATGGTAAGACCACTCGTAACGGTAAGTCTACTCTGCTCAACACCATCGAGACCATGCTCGGTGACTATGCCAAGGTTGCCCCGGTCGGTATGATTTGCCGTGGAGACCGTCAGAAAGACGCAGAAGCCGCAAGTCCTACCCTTGCCGGGTTGAAGGGCAAACGCTTCGTCACAATGTCCGAGAGCAACGAATACGGCAAGCTGGACGAGGAGAAAATCAAACAGCTTACAGGCGGCGAGGAAATCTCGGCTCGTGCGTTGTATCAGTCGGCAATCACATTCAAGCCGCAGTTCACCTTATGGCTTTCCTGTAACGACCTTCCGATGGTAACGGACAAGTCTCTGTTCGCTTCCGAGCGTATCAAGGTGGTAGAGTTCAACCGCCACTTCTCCCCGAAGGAACAGGACACTCACCTAAAGGACGAGCTGTGTGAGCAGTCCAGCATGAGCGGCATTTTCATGTGGTTGGTGCGTGGGTATATTCACTACAAGGAACGTGGACTTGCAATGAGCGGCAGTCTGAAATCGGTTGTAACCAAGTACGAGCGTGATAACGACCTCGTATTGCAGTTCCTCGAAAACCGCTGTGAGCGTGTCCCGGAGGAAAGCTCGCCAACCGTTATCAAGGCGAAAGACCTGTACAACGCTTTCAAGATTTGGGCGAAGTCCGAGGGTGCTTATATCCTGTCGGCTCGTAAGTTCAATTCTGAAATGGAGCGTCACCCGGAGTGGTTTGACAGGAAATCGACATCGAGTGGTTATGCAACCTATTGTGGTCTGAAATTGAAGGAGGTGCTGTAATGAGCAAATATCTCGAAACCCTTCCGCAGTATCACTTTGACAGAGACGATTTCTGTAAAGTGTTCGGAGAAGTTTTCACCGATGATGAAGTCATTGACATTGATGTAATGTGTGGTTATCCACAGAACACAGAGAACTTCCTTCTCTATCGCTGGGAAGACGAGTTCTATATCATTCATCGTGACAGCGGCACAATTATCAACTGGTATAAGCATTTGGGACGAACCAACACCTGTAACAAGGAAGGATTCACCCTCGCTGATTTGAAGGAGCTTCTGCTTCTTCTCAAGGAAGACTTGAAGGAGGAATCGTAATGCAGTTAGCAGAAAAACAGGAGTTGGTACGGCTCTTGAACCTGTACCAAGCTGACCTTCTCATGGACAACGACAACAATATCCGGGAAGCCGCAAAGCACTCGGGTAAGAAATGGGAAGGTACTTACAAAACTGGTGTGAAAGCCCAGTACGAACACGCTCGTGTCATTGCCGCAAAGCTGTCGGTAGAAATCGGCAAGTCGGTAAAATCTTACTACGAGCTGTAAAGGAGGACACTGTTATGAATATGGTTTGCAAATGCGGCGGCAAGGAGTTCTTCACCGAGGAACACGGCAATCAGACAGGGCTTTACTGCTCCGCTTGCGGTAAGTGGCAGAAATGGCTCAAGAAGGACGAGATACGACTTTTCAATCATGGTGTCAAAGTAGAGAACGCTTCTCTGCTGGAACGTCTCAAGGCTCGTATCGAGGAAAGCGCAATCAAGGTATCTACCGTCAAAGCTCCGCACACCTACATGAAAGCTGTCGGCACGAGGGAGCTTGAAAAGATTCTCGAGGAGGAGTTGGGAAATGAAGACACGAAATGACATACTTGCCGAATACGTCCGCAGTCGTTACCCCGAGATTGAAAAGACCTTTGACTTTGCCGCCTACTCTGCTGGTGTGGCTCTCAAAGAGTTCGGCAGATGTATCAAGGAAGCGTTCGGGGGTACTGATAAGGAGGTAGACGATGTTTGCGATTCAGAACATTAAGACCGGGAAGTTTTTGTATGGCACAGACTACCGATACCGCCCTCCTCACCAGCGTACCAGCAATACGAAAATGCTTACTTACAGCTCTATCGCAGAAGCCGCACACGACTTTTGGGTTAAGAGGAAGTGCGGTAAAGATTACAGAATCGTTGTGCTGAAATCGGTGGAGGTTAAGCGAGTGATTGACTACTACGAGAGCAAAAACTTCATTTAACACAAAACGGATAAGTATTTATCAAAAACGACATTTACCGAACTATCTGAAAAGGATTGAAAAACAATCTTTTCATAAGAACGAGTTATTCTTATTATTACAGTAGTTAAAGTAGCTGTTCTCAAGGTATTGCGTGTAACTTCCTCTATATAGAAAATTCCCTATATATAGAAGTTATACGCAAAAACCGATTTTCAACTACTTCTACTACTGCAATAAGAATAAGAAGAAAGGAGACTGAAATGGATATAGATAAGCTGTTAGCAGACAGTTCCGAGGAGACTGTTGCGACTAAGGAGACTGTTTCCAGCGAGGAGAATGTCGGAACGAAAGCCGTTGCGACTACTGGAAAGAAAGAAATGAAGCCTAAGAAGAAAGGCAAACCGAGGGGTGGCAACTCTCCTGTGATTGGTACGAATGGGTTCAACCTTGACGCTGGGGATAATGCGAAGTTCTTGAGTGTCAACATGGCACTGTTCAATATGCCAAACATTGATATGGAAAGCGAATCGGAGGTTCAGCAACGACTTTCCGACTATTTTGCGTTGTATGCGAACGCTGATATGAAACCGACTGTTGCTGGCATGGCGATGGCGTTGAATGGCATGAGCAGACAGACGTTGTGGGCTATTACACATGACGCTCCGTTGGGTGGGCGTGGAAATTATAGCACGTTGCCGCCGAGCGTGACTGACACCATTAAAAAGGCGTACTTTTTGCTCGAAAATTTGTGGGAATCCTACATGAACTCCGGCAAGGTCAACCCGGTAGCGGGTATCTTCCTCGGCAAGAACAACTATGGCTACCAAGACAAGACCGAGTACGTCCTCACACCGAACCAGCAAAACGACAACGACTATTCCGCTGATGAAATCAGAGAACGCTACATTGCAAGCGACCAGCAGAAGCGACTTTCAGCAAGCAACTCTGACGAGGACACAAGCGACTAAGCGACTTTCGCCCACGCTCCGACTTTCCGACTATCAGCCGAGCGACTTTCGACTATCGACTTTCGACTATGAAACTGCTCCGGGATTTCCCGGGGCTTTTTCTATGCAAAAATTCACGGAAATTTTCAGAAAATCAGCCGGACACGGCACTCGCCTCTTTACCTCGTTAATGTATTAAAGCAAAATGCACCCCGGGCGGCGTGGGTGAATGTGTCCGGCGGCGTTCCTTCTATATAATGTGAATTTTGCACCCGGTGCAATTCGTAAATTTAGAATTTAGGTGTTGACAATTCGTATAATAAGAATTAGAATAACAATAACAACACAAACAAGATAAACAGCCAACACGAAAAAGATAAATTTCTATCTGAAAAGTATTGACAAACAATCTTGAAAGTGTTATTGTGTAGTCAAGGCAAGACAAGAAACAACACTAAAAAGATTATATGGAGGTATTCAAAATGAAAATGACCGTTGACGCTGGAATGATGAAAGAAATGTTTGTGAATTATGACCGTGATTATTATAGCTTTTCCGGGCTGGAAACATTACTTGATTATTATGATGAAATTGACCCGGAAATGGAATTTGACCCTATTGCAATTTGTTGTGATTGCACGGAATACGGTGAAAATGCCGCTTGTTCGTTTGATTGTTTAATTAGTGATTATGGGTATAAATACCCGGTTGAAGAATACAAGGAAGATAATGACATTGAAGAAAATGAATTTGATGAAACGGAATATATAACGGCGTTGGTTGAACGCCTTGAAGATGAAACAACGGTTTTACACGTTCCGAACGGAAATTATATTGTATTCGCTTTTTAATGGAGGGTGAACGCTATGAAAAGAGTACATGAAAACATTAAAGAATTTCAAAATGGTAACCTGTCAATTCGTTTCCCGGTTGAATACCGGGAAAAGCTGAAAAGCGGCATTGTGTCCGCTATAGAGGTTTTAAGCTGGACACTTGACGAATTAGATTGTTATTTTGTCGGTGATGAATTTTGTATAAGCAATTATGCAATGGGTGCAATGATTTATAATTGCTATTCCGATTTAGTGTATATTATCAATTTTAATGATATTGAAGAAACGTTAGCCGCCGGGCGTTGGTTGCGCTTATATGCAAGAATCCCGGATACAACCGATAGAGAAATTATAAACGAATGGAGGGCGTAAAAATGAAAAGATTTGAAAGTTTATGCAATGAGTACCGGGAAAACAAACGTTTAATTGAAGAATTGCAAGCAATGAACGATTCTATAAAATTAGATATTCTTGCAATCATGGGAAACGATGAAACGCACGTTGAAGGGGCGGCAAAAGCCACTAATAAAACGGTTGTTTCAAGTCGTTTTGATTCAACCGGATTCAAAAAAGAATACCCGGAATTGTTCACGGAATACAGCAAAGAAACAAGTTATAAACGTTTTTGCGTACTGTAAAGGGGGTTTTATTATGACACATTATAAATTTGTATCGTGGGACATTCCCGCATTTGAAACGGTTTTAACCGGGCGTATTCCGGCGGCGTTGCTTGCCGCTGACAATGGGAATTTACAGCCGTTGAAAGATTTACACATAGCAACACAAACCCCGGTTTATAAATGTTCCGGTTGGTGTATTCCTTTTGCGGAATATATGCGCCGCTTTTGGGTAAAAACAAAATATTACGGCATTATTGAAATGTACGCATTGAATAAAACAGATATTAGAAAAGAGTTGAAAAGCAATGTAATAGAAATTATGGAGGTGAAAAAGAATTGATAATATTATGTATTTTAATTTTTCCGTTCGTTGTGTTAGCTGATTTATTGAAAATGAATAAATGATATTATAGCCCCGGCATATAACCGGGGCTTTTTCGTGCGTTTACCGCCGCCCGGTAAACGTAAAACATAATCAAGAATAGCCGCCCGGGTATGCGTGGCAAGCCTTGAACGCTTGTGAATGTGCCCCGGGCTTGTGTTGTGCGTGGGCATGGGTGCATTGTGTCCGGCGTTTATCGTGTCCGGCGGCGTTGGTTGTTCGGTTGTTCGTGTCGTTGTGTCCGGCTTGCGTTGTGGGGCGTTGTGGGGCGTTTCCCGGGGCTTTTATGCGTGGGTGTATGTTTATATGTGTTCACCGTTTCCGGGGCTTGTGGCGGCGTTTCCGGGGCTTGTGGGTACACCCCCCGGGGGGGGATTGACAAGGGGCGAAACCGGGCGAGGGAGTACGCTGAATATCCTCAAAAAATAAAAAGACCCTATAAAAGATAATTTCTTATCCTATCAGTGTTGACAATCTCCCTTTCTCGTGCTATACTCGTATCACAAACAACATATAGGAGGTACATTATGGTTAAGAATAACATTGAAGTTGATGTAAAGGTGAAGCTCCTCGAAGCTGGGAAGACACAACAGCAGTTGGGTGAAGAAATCGGCACTACTGGACAGTACATCAACCGAGTTCTCAAGAAGAATGGTGGAATCGTGAACGATACCTTCGTGAAAATGATGGACGCTCTCGGTTATAACATCGTTCTCACCTACGAAAAGAAGGATTGAAGTAGTTAAAGTAGCTGAAAACAGCATTTTGCGTGTAACTTCCTCTATATACGCGCGTACTAAGCAAAAGTTACTGCAATTTTTGATTTTCTACTACTTTTACTACTTGAGGAGGTGAATATCTCGTGAAAGCGATTGGTTATATCCGTGTATCTACGGAGGAACAGTCTGCGGACGATAAATACGGTATCGAGGTACAGAAACAGGCGATTTCTGATTACGCCAACAGGAATGATTTTGAAATCGTGTGCTGGCTGACCGATACAATCAGTGGTGCGAAGGACAACCGCCCGGAACTGGACAAGATTCTCTACAATGCAGACCAGCTCCCGGCACATGAAGCCGTGATTGTGTTCAAAAACGACCGTGTTGCTCGTGACACAAAATTGTATTTCTATTACTTCTACACGCTCGAGAAGCGGAATGTGAAGCTGTTGTCTACCGAGGAGCATTTCTCGGAGGGTGACGATTTCGCCAACATCTACCGCTCTCTGCTGATGTTCGTTGCGGAACAGGAACGAAAGAACATTGCACTGCGTACCGGGCGTGGGCGGTCTCTCAAGGCACAGTGCGGTGGGTACTCCGGCGGCAACAAGCCGTATGGTTATTACTGCGTAGACGGTATGCTCATGCAGAACCCGGAAGAACGCCCTATCGTGGAGACGGTATTCCGAGAGCATGACGAGAATCACACCTCTTTGCTGGACATTTGCGAGATTCTGTACGATGGTGGGTATCGAACCCGAAAAGGCAAGAGGTTTCAGCCGTCCACCATTCGAGGAATCCTATCTAACCGCCCCTTCTATGAGGGCAAGTACAAATATGGAGACATGGGCTGGGTACAGGGCGTACACTCCCCGATTCTCCCATTGGAGGTGTAGAAATGAAGAAAATGCTATCTATCATGCTTGCCGGAGTGCTTATGCTGGCGGTCTCCGGGTGTGGAGCTGAACCACAACACAAGGTCTCGTATGTCAGCGGAGAAAAGCTCACTGTTCTCGAGCAGTACGATTGTGTGGCTGTCTATACGCAGTACACCAACGACAGCTCCGAAACTGCTGTCCCGGCTGATGAAGTGACCGTCAAGGCATTTCAGAACGGTGTCGAATTGTCACCACTTGTCCCGACAGGTGACAGAACCAACGGTTATGTACAGTGCGATTCCAGCGTACAGAGCGGCACGACCGCCGATGTGGTATGGCTGTTTGAGCTTGACGATGATTCTACCGTATCGGTGGAGCTGTCCGGCGGCGAGAAGGTCGAAATCCCATTGACGGAGGAATAAGCCTATGTGGGTGCTGGCAATATTGATATTTCCCTTTGCGGTACTCTATGAGATTGTGAAAATGAATGAGCAGTCTCACCATCGAGGGAAACGAAAACGAAGAAAAAGATTTTAATGACGAGGGTGCGTTATCGCACAGAGATTTAATTCTCTGAACGGTGACGCACCCTCTTTTTGTTTGGAGGTATTTATGAAAGAGCTACTTGAAAAAATTCTCGGGCAAATCAAAAAGACCCCCTCCGGGGTCAGAGCCTATGAGGATTTATACCATATCTGTCTCGAGACACAGAAGACAGACATTCCCCTGTCCGTGGAGTATCTGAAAAAGCTGTCGGACATTATCGAGAATCGGATTCCGCAGTCTGAAACCGACAAGGAGCTTCGCTCCCTGTTCATGCTTCACAAAAAGGTTCTGCTTGCCGCCGCCCCATTCGATTTTGAAAGCTATCTACTCTATGTCGAATGGGAACGTGAGCCGGACAAGAAATTCTATGTCCCTCGCCGTGAGGTCATGCGCCCTGTCGTACAGGCAATGCAAGATTTGATTGACGATAGGCTGGACTTATTGACAATTTCCATGCCGCCCGGTACTGGCAAGTCCACTCTCGGTATCTTCTTCCTGTCGTGGGTCATGGGACGATTCCCGGATTCACAGTCCCTTGCGTCCGCTCACTCGGGTATGCTGACACGCTCCTTCTATGACGGTGTGTATCAGATTATCACTGACAGCGAGTACCTGTGGGCTGATGTGTTCCCGGGAGTAAAGCTGGCGGCAACGAACTCCAAGGAAGAAACCATTGACCTTCACAAGAAGCACCGATTCTCTACTCTGACCTGTCGAGCAATCAACGCTTCACTGACAGGTGCTACCCGATGTGACAAAATCCTATACGCCGATGACTTGTGTTCCGGCATAGAGGAAGCTATGAGCAAGGAGCGATTGGATAAGCTGTGGAGTGCCTACACCAACGACCTTAAATCTCGAAAAAAGGAAGGTGCGAAGGAAATCCATATCGCTACCCGATGGTCTGTCCACGATGTTATCGGTCGATTGGAGAATCAGTACGGCGGCGATTCCCGAGCAAAGTTCATTGTCCTTCCGGCACTGGACGCAGACGGTGAAAGTAATTTCAATTACACTTACGGTGTCGGATTCAGTCGTAATTATTTCGAGGATATGAGGAACAACCTTGATGAAGCGTCTTTCAAGGCTCTGTTTATGAATCAGCCTATCGAGCGTGAAGGTCTGCTCTACGATGTGGACGAACTGCGCCGCTACTTCGAGCTTCCGGCAGAAGACCCGGACGCTATTATCGGTATTTGTGACACCAAGGACAAGGGTTCTGACTACGCTTTCCTTCCGGCGGCGTATGTGTACGGTAATGATTACTACATAGACGATTGTGTCTGTGATAATAGCTTGCCGAACATAGTTGACGCTCGATTGGTGGATATACTGCTTCGCTGTAAGGTCAAAATGTGCCGTTTCGAGAGCAATTCCGCTGGTGGTCGTGTTGCCGAGAAGGTTCAGAACGAGGTCAAGAAGCGCGGGGGTATCACTCGTATTACGACCAAGTTCACTACTGCGAATAAGGAGACGAAAATCATCGTCAACAGTGCATGGGTCAAGGAACACTGTCTATTCAAGGACGATAGCCTGTATAAGCGTCAGAGCGATTATGGTCGCATGATGGATATGCTCGGCTCTTACACTGTGGCTGGTAAAAACAAGCACGATGATGTTCCCGATGGTATGGCTATGCTGGCAGAGTTCGCACAAAGTCTATCCGGCGCAAGAGTTGAGGTATTTCAGAGACCGTGGTAACACAGGTCGTATGAGTTATCCACACTTTCCACATAATTATCAACATATAGTGTGTTAGCGTATTGACTTCTACTATATCTTGTGGTATTATGATATGGTAAAAAGAACGAGTTTGAATGGGTGCATGATTGCACGAGGTAATTTAGACCTCAAGCAGTCATGCACCCATTTTTTTTTGTATGCAGAAAGGAGGAAGGAACGTGGCACATCAAATTGACGAGAGCAAGCCGAAGTATCTAAGTCAGACAAGATTTATGAGCGGTCGGCGCATTATCAAAACCAGCGTAACAGAAATCACGGACGAAAACGTGGTCGATGTTCTCCGCAAGGCTCTCGCTATTCACGAGTTGAACCGCAGTGAGATTGACTACCTGTGGAAGTATTACCGTGGAGACCAGCCAATCAGAAATCGTGTCAAAGACGTTCGCCCCGAAATCTGCAATAAGATTACCGAGAATCGTGCAAACGAAATCGTGTCCTTCAAGGTTGGGTATCTGTGTGGCGAGCCGATTCAGTACGTCAGCCGTAATGGTGGCGAGGAAATCGTAAAGCAGATTAACACCCTCAATGAGTATATGTTCGCAGAGGACAAAGCCGCTCAAGACCAAGAGCTTGTCGAGTGGCAGATGATTTGTGGTACGGCGTTCCGTCTTGTTCTTCCCGATGAACCGGGTGAGGAAGACGAAGCTCCTTTTGAGCTTTACACTCTCGACCCGAGAGACACCTTCGTTGTGTATTCAAACGAAATCGGTAACAAACCGCTGATGGCGGTTAAGTACAGCAAGGACGATAACGAGATTTTCCACTACTCGATTTACACCGAGAATCGCTATTACCTCGTGGACGGAGACATTTTGGTGGAATCCAAACCTCATGCCCTCGACATGATTCCGATTATCGAGTACCCGGGAAACAATGCTCGTCTCGGTTCTTTTGAGATTGTGCTTCCTCTACTGGACGCAATCAACAATGTGGAAAGTAACCGTATGGACGGTATGGAGCAGTTGGTACAGGCTTTTATCAAGTTCATTAACTGCGACATTACCAAGGAGGAATACGAGGAGTTCTTACAGCTCGGCGCAATCAAGGTGAAGTCCGTTGACGGACAAGCCGCCGATGTTGGTGTAGTCACCACAGAGCTGAATCAGACACAATCTCAGACCCTCAAGGACGATTACTACAACGCAATGCTCACTATTTGCGGTATGCCGAACCGTAACGGTGGTTCTTCCACAAGTGACACTGGTTCTGCCGTGTTGCTCCGTGATGGTTGGTCTGACGCAGAAGCTCGAGCAAAGGACAGCGAGAATGTCTTCAAGCGAGCAGAAAAGAAAATGCTCAAGCTGGTTCTTCGTATCTGTCGAGACCTCGGCGGTCTCACGCTCAAGTTGAGTGACATTGATATGAAGTTTACTCGCCGTAACTATGAAGCCATTCAGAGTAAGTCTCAAGTCCTTATCTCCATGCTCCAAGAGCCTAAGATTCACCCACAGTTAGCGTTCCAGCATAGCGGAATGTTCTCTGACGCTGAATCTGCTTACACCATGAGCATGAAGTATTACGAGGAGCAACAGGAGAAAGCCGCTGAACTGGCTAAGAAGACTGCTCCCGATGATTCCGGGGACGATGATAACGACCCGGACAATAACGATATTTAAGCGGTAAACCGCTATGAATATAGGCAGAGAAGCCTTAAATCGCAATAGTCAGAGAAGACTTAAACCGCAAAACATTGTCACAGAAGACATTAAAAGACAGGAGGATTTCAACATGGCAAAGATTGACATTAGCAAGATTGACGGCTATGCCGACATGACCCCGGAACAGAAAATCGCCGCTCTTGAAGCGTTTGAGACCGAAGACCCCGATTACAGCGGATATGTAAAGAAGGACATTTTCGATAAGACAGCTTCCGAGCTTGCGGCTAAGAAGAAGGAGCTGAATGAAAAGCTCACCGAGGACGAGCAGAAAAAGCAGAAGGAACAGGAGGAACGTGAGGAGTTACAGTCCAAGTATGACAAACTGCTCCGTGAAAGCGAAGTTTCCAAGTTCAAGGCGAAGTTGCTCGGCATGGGTTACGAGGAGAAGCTGGCTGACGCTACCGCAGAAGCAATGGCTGATGGTGATACCGAGAAGGTCTTCGCCAATCAGAAGAAACATCTTGAGAATGTCGAGAAGAAGGTTCGTGCGGAAGCCCTTAAAGATACACCGAAACCGACCCCGGACGGAGATTCCAAGACAATGACCCTTGAGAAGCTCCGCAAAATGTCTCCACAGGAGCGTTATGACTATTCTGTGAAGAATCCCGAGGACTACAAAGCCCTCTACACCAATAACGATACAGGAGGTAATGAGTAATGGCTCATAAGATTTATGACAATTTCTATCTCTCCAATGAGGTAGAAGACCAGTTCAATTCCCACCTCGATTTACAGCAGTTCTGTACTGTTGATAACTCTCTCGTGGGTACTGCTGGTATGAAGCGCAAGATTAACGTCTACAAGGCTACCGCTGGTACGGAGAAGCTGAAAATGGGCGAAGGTAATACCAAGAGCATTGAGGTTTCTTTCACCCCGGAGGAGTACGAGATTCAGCTCGCACAGAACAAGTTCCAGTATTATGACGAACAGGAAATGACTGACCCTATGCTCGTTCCTGTCGGCACTCGTCACATGGGTACTGATATGTTCAATACCGTAAACGGCGATGTGTACGGCGAGTTCAAGAAGGCTACTATGGTCGTTCCTACTGCGAAGATTGACTTCGCCGCATTTGTGGACGCCGTTGCCAATCTGAACATCGAAAGCACTGATAATCAGCCGGAGAAGGTTGCTCCGCAGACTTTCGCTTTCGTACACCCGGGCGATACTGCCGAGCTTCGTAAGAACCTCGCAGAAGACCTCAAGTATGTGGAAGCGTTCGCTCGTGCTGGCTACATCGGTACTGTCGGCGGCGTGAACATCTACACCAAGAAGGACGCTACGAAGGGTACTATCGTGGTTGCTACTCGACAGGCAGTTACCATCTTCAACAAGAAGGGTGTCGAGGTTGAGACTGACCGTGACGGCGATATTCGTCAGAACACTATTTGGTCTCGTAAGTATTACCTTGCGGCTCTGACTGACGCTACCAAGGCAGTCAAGATTTTCAAGGGTACTGCTACTGCCACTGCGGACACTACGGTTTCCGAGGGCAAGGTTTACTACGCTAAGACCGACAACGGCTACATCGTTGGTAAGCCTAAGACCAACCCGAAGACCGAAGGTTTCTACGAGATTGCCTAAGTAAAGGAGGTGGACAACATGACCGAGGAAGAAAAGCTGATTGCTCTTAAAGCGATGGTCGGTGGTTCGGACAGTGACGAAGTGCTGTCCACCTATCTTAAACTGGCTGGTCGTAAAATCATCAATCGAGCATATCCGTATGATTCCAGCGTAACGGAAGTTCCGGCACAGTACGACACTCTCCAATGCGAGATTGCCGCTTATATGCTGAACAAGCGTGGTGCGGAGGGTCAGACCTCTCATTCCGAGAACGGTATCTCCCGAAGCTATGAAAATGCTGATATTCCGTCCTCAATGCTCAAGGTGGTTACTCCTCATGTGGGGGTGATTAAATGAGAATGATGGAACGAAACAAGAGCAAATTCTTCTACGCTCTGTACAAAGAGAAAGTCCCTAAGACGGACGAATACGGAAATGTTACAGGGGAATATGAAATCATTCGAGACAACCCGGTAGAGTTCTCCGCTAATATCTCTGCCGCCAAGGGTGAAACAAGCACCCGACAGTTCGGAGAAAGCGAAAGCTATGACAAGGTAATTGTCATGGGGACGGACGCTCCCCCTATTGACGAGTACACAGTGCTATGGGTCGATAAAACGCCACAGGTTGATGAAACCGGGGCTTTGATTACGAACGATGATGGTGAGGTCATTACTCCTCACGATTATATCGTTAAGAAGGTAGCCAAGAGCTTGAACAGCGTATCGGTTGCGATAAGCAAGGTGACTGTCAGTGGGTAGGAAAGTTATCTCATTCGGATTGTCAACGAGTGAAATCAACCGAGCTATGAAAGAGCTGGCTGATTACAAACAAGAAATCCTTAGAAAAACAGAACTCCTCCGAGAGAAAGTAGCCGAACGATTGGCTGATGAAGCGAAAAGCGGATTCAGCGGCGCAATCGTTGATGAGCTGATTCTCAAAGGAGGGCAAACTTCTCCACGATACGCACAAGTCGATGTGTCGGTTGACAATCGAGGGTCGGTTACTGTCGTTGTCGCAAGTGGTGAAGACGCTGTGTGGGTTGAGTTTGGTGCTGGTGTTTATCATAATGGCTCTCCCGGTTCGTCCCCTCACCCTCACGGTGCGGAACTGGGAATGACAATCGGTGGATTCGGTAAGGGTAACGGCAAGAAAGAGGTTTGGGGATTCTACGAAAATGGCGAATTGAAGCTGTCTCGTGGTACTCCGGCTCGTATGCCGATGGCTCTTGCAATCACCACCGTTTGTAATGATATTCAGTCTATCGCAAAGGAGGTGTTCGGGTGATTGACATTGAGACAGAGGTATTCAGTATCGTGTCCGCAGAGGTGCGAAAGAAATACCCGAAAATCTATATGACTGGCGAATATGTCAAGTCTCCACCTTCCTTCCCTTGTGTCTCTCTCATTGAGACAGACAATCAAGTTTATCGAAACACTCGAGATTCCGGGTGTATCGAAAACCACGCACAGGTGCTTTACGAGGTGAATGTCTACTCTAACAAAACGAGCGGCAAGAAAACTGAATGTAAAGCAATCATCGCTCTCATTGATTCCAAGATGGAAGCACTCGGTTTCACACGAACCCTTATGAACCCTGTTCCCAACGAGGAAGACGCAACGGTTTACAGAATGGTGGCTCGATACAGAGCTATCGTCTCTAAAAATAAAACTATTTATAGGAGGTAAACAAGCATGGCTATTAGCACTTACAAGATTTTTCTTATGCAGAAGAACACTTCCGCATGGGAGAAGCTGATTGACATTAAGGAGTTTCCCGACCTCGGCGGTGCGCCGGAAATGCTGGAAACTACTACTCTGTCTGACAAAATGCAGACTTACATTCCGGGTATTCAGTCCCTCGATTCTCTTGAGTTCACTGCGAACTACACTCTCGAGGAGTACAAGAAGCTGAAAGCGATGGAAGGTACGGAGAAGGAGTTCGCCGTTTGGTTCGGTGGTACGGAAGCTGGCGATACCGTCACTCCTACTGGTGACAGCGGTAAGTTCAAGTTCAAAGGCTCTCTGTCTGTTTATGCTAACGGCGGCGGCACGAATGAGGTTGTCGAAATGACTATCACTATCGCTCCGTCTACTGTTATCAGCATGGACGCAGAGTAAGGAAAAATAAGGAGGATAAATCATCATGGCAAAGCAGTTGAAATTCACTTTCAAGGATAAAGAATATGTCCTTGAGTTCACTCGCAGAACGGTTACGGAAATGGAGAAGAAGGGCTTCGTTGCGGCAGAGGTCGAGAACAAGCCTATGTCCACTCTCCCGGCACTGTTTGAAGGTGCGTTCCTCGCACATCATCGTTTCGAGAAGAAGGAAGTTATCAACGAAATCTTCTCCCACATGACGAACAAGGAGGAGCTTATCGGTAAGCTGGCAGAAATGTACAACGAGCCGATTATGGCACTGGTCGAAGAACCCGAGGAATCCGAGGGAAACGTAAGCTGGACAGCGAGTTGGTAAGTGATTCGCTGTTGACAGATGAATCCGCTAACAAGGGGAGCGAGCGTGAGAATCGCTCTGCTCCCCCTTCTTATTCGGAGATTTTTCTCGCAAAGTTCCCCTATTACTTATCAATAGGCATGACGGAAGAACAATACTGGGATAGAGATTCCACTCTCGTGAAGTCCTACCGCAAAGCGGAGGAGCTTCGCAAAGAGAGGGTCAATCAAGAAATGTGGTTACAGGGTATGTATATCTATGACGCTATTTCTCGTCTGTCTCCGATTCTTCGTGCTTTCGCCAAAAAGGGAACTAAAGCCCAACCTTATGTTGAAGAAGCATATCCCATCAATAAAAAGACGGTGGAGGAAGCAGAACTCAAGAAGGAAAAGGCTAAGTCTGAAAAGGGTCTGCGCTATATGCAAGCGTATATGGTACAGGCAAATAAGCAGTTACAAGAAAGGAAGTGAGTTTTATGCCTACTACAATCGAACAACTCGAATTGGAAGTTCAGTCGAGTTCCACCTCGGCTGTCGCTGGTATAGACGCTCTTTCCGCTTCTTTGTCCAAACTCAAAAATGCAGTTAGGGGCGGTGTCGGATTAACAAGCGTTGCAAATCAAGTACGCAATCTCGATACCGCCCTTAAAAGCATAGATAGTTCCGGGGCAGACAAGATTGACAAGCTCGCTTCCAGTTTGGAAAAACTGAAAGGTCTCGGCAGTCTCAAGATTTCGTCTTCCATCGGAAATCAGCTTCAAAATATTGGCAGTGCCGCCGCTTCCCTCACTGGTGTAGATTTCAGTGCCATGGAGAAGCTGGGGACAGCACTTCAACCGTTGAACAATCTGAACGCTTCCGGGCTAAAGTCCACTATCAATGCGCTCAATAAGTTACCGAAGCTGGCAGACACCCTCGACAACATGGATATGACTAAGTTCACCAGTCAGATTCAGCAGTTGTCTACGGCTCTTGCTCCGCTGACAAATCAGCTCAATGCTGTAACTGCGGCGTTCAATCGTCTTCCTACGAACATTCAGAGAGCTATTACCGTCACGAACAGAATCTCGCAAGAGAACAATAAGGCGGCAAATAGTTACATGAATCTGTATGCCAAAATCAAAATGGCTATGGGTGTTGTGCGTACTGGTGCGAGAGTAATCGCTTCGTGGATAACACAGTCCAACCAGTACATTGAGGATTTGAACCTGTTTACCGCTTCTATGGGTAAATACGCAGAGGAAGCACAGAACTACGCAGAAGCAGTCAGCGAAGCTCTCGGTATCGACCCGGGCGAGTTCATGCGAAATCAAGGTGTGTTCAACACCATCATTAGCGGTTTCGGCGTGGCGAGCGATAAAGCGTACCTCATGTCCAAGAACCTCACACAGCTCGGCTACGACATTTCTTCGTTCTTCAATATTTCGTTTGAGGACGCAATGCAGAAGTTACAGTCGGGTATCTCGGGTGAACTTGAGCCGCTTCGTAGACTGGGTTACGACCTGTCTGTTGCAAGACTGCAAGAGGAAGCTCTTGCTCTCGGTATCGAGAAAAAGGTCTCTGCTATGACACAGGCTGAAAAGTCGCAGTTGCGTTACTACGCAATTATGACACAGGTAACTACCGCTCAAGGTGATATGGCTCGTACTCTGAACGCTCCGGCGAACCAGCTTCGTGTTTTACAGGCACAGGTTACGCAGTGTGCAAGAGCTTTGGGTAATATCTTTATCCCGGCTCTGAACGCAGTATTACCGTATGCAATCGCTTTGGCGAAGATTGTCCGTATGCTGGCAAACTCTATCGCAAGTCTGTTCGGATTCAAACTCCCGGAGGTAGATTATTCCGGCATTTCTGCTGGTGCTTCTGCGGTTGGCGATTTGGCTGACAATGCCGGGGACGCTTCCGATGGATTGGGTAAAGCCGGGAAAGCGGCTAAGAAGCTGAAAAATGCTCTGCTCGGTATTGACGAGCTGAACGTCCTGTCTAAAGACGATAGTTCCAGCGGAAGCGGTAGTGGCTCGGGTGCTGGTATCGGTGGTGGGGATTTAGGCATTGACCTTCCTACCTACGATTTCCTCGGTGACGCAATCACTTCCAAGGTTGACGAAATCGTTCAGATGATTAAGGACGCTATGTGGGAAATCACGGCTGTTATCAGCGGATTCTTACTGGCAATCGGTACTATCCTTGTTGTCACAGGTGCAAACATTCCTCTCGGTCTCGGTCTCATGGCTGTTGGTGCTGTCGGTTTGGCGGCTTCGGTAATGGCGAACTGGAACGGAATGTCGGAACGGTTGGCGAAGGTACTTACCCTCGTTACCGGGGTACTGGGCGGCTTCCTGTTGGCTATCGGTGCTTTCCTTGTATTTTCGGGTGTCAATGTACCGCTCGGTGCTGGTCTCATGGTGGCTGGTGCGGCGGCTCTCGGTACTGCGGCTGTAATTAACTGGAAGTTCCTCAACGGAGACCTGTCGAACGCTCTGTCCATTCTCACGGCAATCGTGAGCGGTGCGTTGCTGGCTATGGGTGCATTGTTCGCCTTTACTGGCGTTGATGTTCCTCTCGGTATCGCATTGATGGCGGCTGGTGCTGTCGGCATGGTTACAGCAATCGGTCTTAACTGGGATTCGATGTCTGACCCTCTCCGTAGGACAATCGGTATGCTCGAAACCATTGTTGGAGGTGCATTACTGACATTCGGTGCAATTCTCGCTCTGACTGGTGTAAACGTTCCTCTCGGTGTTGCGATGATTGCCGCTGGTGCGGTTTCTGTCGCTTCGGCAGTAGCTTTGAACTGGAACTCCTTAACAGGTGATGTTCAAGAATCCGTACTAAGCATTGTGGCTATCGTGAGCGGTGCTTTAATCGGTGTCGGTGCAATCCTCGCTCTGACAGGAGTTGCAACCGGGCTGGGTATTGCGATGATTGCCGCTGGTGCTGTCGGTCTTGCCGCAACGGTCGGTTTGAATTGGAATAGTATGCCGGACAATATCAGAAAGGTTACTACGAAGATTCTTCTCATTGCTGGGGCGGCTTCCATTGCCATAGGTATGATTCTCGCTTTCACAGGAGTTGCAACTCCTCTCGGCGTAGGTCTTATCCTCGCTGGTGCGGCGGCTCTCGGTACGGCTGTGGCTCTTAACTGGGACACTTTGACAAACAAGCTAAAGGGCGTAACTACTAAAATACTTGCTATCGCTGGGGCGGCGGCTCTTGCAATCGGTATTATCCTGTGCTTCACCGGGGTTGGTATTCCTCTCGGTGTTGGATTGATATTATCGGGTGCGGCGGCTCTCGGTACAGCAGTAGCTATTAACTGGGAAACCATCAAAGAAAAAATCAAGGGAGTTTTTACCAAGATTAAATCAATGGCTGGTTCTCTCGGCAAACTCGCTATCGGTCTCATGCTGTGTCTGACAGGTGTTGGTATTCCTCTCGGTCTTGCTCTCATTGCAGATGGGGTCAAAGACTTCGCTACTGGAAAACCTGTTAGCTGGGGTTCGATGGTGAGCGGAATTAAGGAAGCTCTCGGAAATATATCTGACGAGTGGAACAAATTCAAAAAGAAGGTTAAGAACAGCAAGCCTGTTCAATTCCTTGCCGAAGTAAAAAACAATGCTTCGGAATGGTGGGACAACGTAAAGGGTTGGTGGTCTGACAAGACGAAAGACGGTCTATCTCTTGAAACTGGTGTAAAGCTCGTAAAAGATGGCTGGTCTTCTGTGAAGAACTGGATTGGTAACATTCCGGCTGTGAAACAGGGTGTCGGGCTTCTGAAATCCGGCTGGTCTACCGTGAAAAACTGGATAGGCAACATTCCTACCGTAGACCAAGCTGTCGCACTCGCAAAGAGTGGCTGGCAGACGGTCAAGGGCTGGATTGGCAATATCCCGGGAGTATCGCAAGCAGTAAGTCTTGCGAAATCCGGCTGGAACTCTGTAAGAGAGTGGGTCGGTAATATCCCGGTTGTCAGTCAAGGAATCTCGTTGCTGAAATCCGGCTGGACAACGGTTAAAAACTGGGTCGGCAATATCCCTACTCTGTCCCAAGCAATCAATCTCATTAAGAGCGGTTGGCAGACAGTAAAGGGTTGGATTGGTAACATTCCTACTCTGTCCCAAGCAATCAGCCTTATCAAGAGTGGTTGGACTACGGTTAAGAATTGGATTGGAAATATCCCGGTTCTTTCTCAAGGTATCAGCTTACTCAAGTCGGGTTGGACTACGGTTAAAAACTGGATTGGTAACATTCCTACGCTTTCGCAAGGAATCTCGTTGCTGAAATCCGGCTGGTCTACCGTAAAGAACTGGATTGGTAGTCTTCCTGTTATCGCTCAAGGTATTTCGCTTTTCAAGTCCGGGTGGACAACAATTAAGAACTGGATTGGTAGTCACACCGTAGGTGTCGGTATCTCTCTATGGAAAGACGGTTGGAGGTCTATCTCGAGCTTCGTTGGTACTTCGGTATCTGTCGGTATCTCGCTTTTCAAATCCGGCTGGACTTCTATTAAGAAGTTCTTCGGACTGGCGAACGGCGGTATCGTTGGTGCGAACGGCGGCGTGAAGATGTTCGCTTCCGGCGGTATCATCACTCCGAATATGTGGAAAGCAATGCCGAAATATGCTGGCGGCACGAACCGAGCGCATGGCTCTATGTTCGTTGCTGGTGAGAGCGGTGCAGAGTTGGTAGGTCATGTAAATGGTACTACCGAGGTGCTGAACCGATTCCAGCTTGCTTCTGTCATGCACAGCTCCATCGTAAGCGGTATGGCACAGTTCTCCGGGTACTGGCAGTCCATGTCTCGAGACATTGTGACTTGTGCGAACGGTATTATCAATGCCGTTGTCGTAAGTACCGCCGGAATCAACGAAAACCTCGTGCTGGCTTCGGCAAGCGGTTATGACCCTTATAACTCGCTGGCACAGACGGTGTACGAAGATTCCAAGAAATCCTATGACGGTGCATATTCCGATGATTCGTGGTCTCGCAATATGCGTGAGTTCTACCACGAGTATGTCGAGCCTACACTCAAGGAAATCGCTACCGATACCAAGAGACAGGCAGACAAGAAGGAACAGACCATCGTAAAGGTCGGCAACCGTACAATCAATGACGCTGTTACCACGCAGAAGGAAGCGAACGGTTTCAGCTTCACCGAGTAAAGGAGGTGTGTAGCGATGGCATATTTAGCGATAAATGGTTATGAGCTACCACCTTGTAAACGAGGTGTGAGCGTAGTCGTAACCACCGTGGTTGACAGCGGACGAGACGCTAACGGTGCTGTTGTAGGTCAAAGAGTTGGGCGAGACCAGTACAAGATAGATGGGCTTGAATGGGCGTGGCTCACTGCGGCTCAATGGGAACGGATTCTCTCTATCTTGAGCAATTTCTTCGTCTATGTCGAATTTAATGACCCTGTAACAAATAAACGCAAAACCGTAAGAATGTACTGCGGAGACCGTACAGGAGAACCCTACTGGGTGACAGAAGACGGTACTCCAACGCATTATCGGAATTGCAAGGTAAATCTTATCGACACTGGCGAGTAAAGGAGGGGTTTTATGCAGAAAGTATCGAAAGCATACAAAGAAAGCATGAAGTCCTCTCTCCGTGAGAGAGCATACATTATGATTTCTTTCGGACTTGTGAACCAAGAAGCACAGGCGAAAGCTACGGTCGATAATGGCAGTTATGCCTACTACTCGAACAAGGACAATATCTTCGGAGAGCATATTGACGATACGGTCTATGCCACTCTCGAGGAGGAGTTCACGAAAGTAGATGGCTCTATGTTCTTTCTCCCTCGGGCTACCGAGGGAGGGAGATACTATGATACCGGGATTGTCTCGGACAAGCTGATTTCCGAAGCTCGATGTGAAGTGATTATCAGCTTGAACACAATCGCAACGGATTTCAAGGGTCTCACGATTAACTTCGGTGAGAATTACCCGGTTGATTTCGATATTGTCGGAAGTACCGGGCAGACCATTGAGTTTAGAGGGAATACAAAATCAAAGTGGAGTACCGAGGAAGTATTGGAAAATACAACCTATATCAAGCTGGTGTTCTACAAGATGAAGAATCCTCAAAGCCGTTTGCGTATCTACTCTATCATGTTCGGTTACGGACTTGTGTATTACAACGATTCTGTTATGAGTTCTGCTCTTGACAGTTACGTTTCCCCTATCGGGGCTGATGTTCCGCAGTTCGATTTTTCGGTAACGCTGAAAAACTACGACCACTACTTCAATGTGGATAACCCGAACTCGGCTATCAACTACCTCGAGACAGGACAGGAAATGGATATTATGTACGGTTATCAGACCCCGGGTTCTGACACTATCGAGTGGATTCAAGGAAACCACCTGTGGTGTTCTGAATGGGAAAGTGACGATAATACGGCTACAATCCGTTGCCAAGACATTTTCCGTAATATGGACGGCGAGTATGTGAAGGGTCTGTATAGTGCCGCTGGTAAAAGCTACTACGCACTGGCAGAGGAGATTTTGAAGGACGCTGGGATTTCCGAGTATTATATCGACCCACGTTTGAAGAAGCTCTACTCTAACAACCCGATTCCGAGAGTGAAATACAAAGAAGCATTGCAGATTATCGCAAATGCCTGTCGATGTGTTCTCACCCAGTCTCGAGACGGCAAGGTTCAAATCAAGTCGAATTTCATGCCGAGTGCTTCCATCGCAACCAACGGCGAGGAGACCTACTCCAATGCCGCAAACGTGCTGACGGACACACCGAAGGTCGAATATGCAACCCTCGCCGGGAATTATACCCCTACCGATGGGACGATGTTCTTCCTTCCGAGAAACGGCAAGGCGGCTCTGACAACCGGGTATGTCTCGAAGGAAATCTCCGGGGCAAACGGAACATTCACAAAGAATCCTGTCGTTACTATCACGATGGAAGCGATTCGAGCTTATTACGGTTTGAAGCTGGTCTTCGGTACAGCTCTCCCGGCGGCGTTCACAATCAGAACGTACAAGGGTGGCGAGCCTGTAAATGAATACCCGGTTGAGAAAGACGAAATCAACACCACTTCGATTATTCTTCGAGATTTCGATGATTTCGATGTGATGAAGATTGAGTTCACAAAAACCGCAGAGCCGTACAACCGTATCGTACTGAATTATTTCAGTTTGAGCGATGTTGTGGATTTCACCATGAATCGCCGGGACATGACCTCCTCCCCGAAAGCTATCAAACAGGAGCTTATCAAAGAGGTTATCGTCCCATGTTACACCTACCAAGAGAATAATCGAGAAGAAAACCTTGTCTATGAGGACATAGATGTAGTCGCTGGTGAGGTCGAGACTTATTACATTCAAGACCCTTCCTATGGTTATAAGGTGAAGCTCGATGAAGTCGAAGGTAAGGCAACCGTAGTGGCATGGAGTAACTACTTCGTTACCATCAAATTCAATGTCACTGGCTCGTTTAAGCTCGAGGTACAGGGCTATCGGTACAAAATCGTTGAGAAGTACGCTACGGTGTCTCTCAATGCTCGTGGTAAGACAGTCAAGTGGAAGAATCCTCTGATAAGTAATACCACGATGGCGAATGAGCTTGCCGCATGGCTGGCTGATTACTACACAGCCGGAATCGAGTACGAATACGATACTCGAGGAAATCCCGAGCTGGACGCTACCGACATTGTGTATCAAGAAAACGAGTTTCACGATGGTATGAGGGTAAATATCTACCGTCACACTGTCAATTTCAAGCAAGCATTTTCGGGTCGAGTAACCGCCCGAAGGATTGGAGGTTAAAATGTCGTGGTCTACACCGAAAACCGATTGGAACGGTGAGACTGTCGATGGTGTTTACACCGGGGACAGATTCAACGCCGTGGACTTCAATCGAATTAAGAACAACCTCGAATACCTCCGTGAGTTGGCTATCAAGATGTATGACGAGTTCGCTATTCAGTCTGTCGGAAGCGATAAGACCGTAAAGGACTACTTCTATGCTGATGAAATCAATGCACTGGAAGCGAACCTCGTTACCATCAATACCCACAGTCTCAAGAGGTCTTACGGCACTGCTCCTACCTATGCCGCCAATGGTAATACGATGGATTTCAAAGAACTCAATCGTTTGGAGGGAGCAATCCTTGACCTTTATGACAGGCTCACCAATGAGAGTGAGGGAAGGAGGACATTCACATGGAATTTTGGTATGAAGGGAGGGTTATAAATGGCGTGGAAATTACTTCCTACTGATTATACGGACGCTGTTTGGAGTGGTCTGAAAAGATACACACAGGTCGATAACTCCGATGGTACGGTATCGTTCAACGATGTTACGACCTACACCAATAAGGAGAAATCCTTCTTCGGTGCGAAAGACGCTAACCGTATGAACGAAGCTCTGAACTACATCATGTCTATGCTGGAAAACGGCACGAACTTGTATGAGGAGTTTCAGACCTACTTCACCACGCAGAAGGAGCTTTTCAAAAGCTCGGGTGATAGTTCTTATCAAGAGCTGACCCAGTATTTCGTAAACCTCAAGGCACAGGGCGATTCGTCTTTGGCACAAATCGAAAAGACCTATGAGGAACACATGACTACCTACGAGGGCGAGCAGACTGCGGCATTTAACACATGGTTTGCTGGTATCAAAGGTAAGCTGAACGAAGATATTGCCGGAAGTCTGCAAAATCAGATTACCGAAGTAGACGAACGTTTGGCGGCACTGGAACACATGACCTTGAAGAACCTTTTCACTGTACCTGTTGCGATTGACAACACTGGTACTACGCTTCTTGCTGACGATTTGGGTAATGCAATCGTGGCAGATTGGAAATATAAGGAGGAATAAAAATGAGTGCAATCAGTATTGAAACCAAGAAAGTGACGGAACTCACGGCGTTCACCACACCGACCGATTCGTGTCTGATTCCGATTCACGATGGCACAGGCTTGAAGAAAATCACCTTTGCCAATTTCAGAGCCAAGGCGGTTGAGGGTACGGAAGCGAAAATCGCTCCTCTGCTCTTTAGCAACGCCGGGGCGCACAATGCAATTTACCGAGGTAAGTCGCTGGGTAGCACCGTGACTACCGCCCAGTATGCCGCTATCAAGGCTGGTACATTCGATGATTTATACATCGGTGACTACTGGACTATCGGCGGTGTCAACTACCGTATTGCGGCGTTCGATTACTACCTCAACAGTGGTGATACGAACTGTACTACCCACCATGTAGTTATCGTGCCGGACACTTGCCTGTATAACGCACAAATGCACAACACCAGCTCCGGCGGTTGGGAAAGCGGTGCGGCAAATACTACGGCTGGCGGCTATGTCGGCTCGGATATGTACAAGAGCAATCTCGAACAGGCTAAGACCACTATCAAGAGTGCGTTCAGCGGTCATGTTCTGAAACACAGAATCTATCTGACGAACGCTGTTGCGAATGGTCGTGCTTCCGGCGGCGCATGGTGCGATTCCGAAGTTGACCTTATGTGCGAGCAGATGGTCTACGGCAGTGGTATTTTCTCCCCTGTTTCTGACGGTAGCAATGTCCCGGCTAACTACCGTGTCGAGAAATCCCAGTTGCCGCTGTTCCAGCACGAGCCGAGCCGTATTTGCAATCGTGCGACATGGTGGTTAAGAGACGTTATTACCGCTTCCTTTTTCGCCTATGTCGCCGGCGACGGTGGTGCGATCTACGGCAACGCTTCCTATTCTGTTGGCGTTCGCCCGGCTTTCTGTATATCTTAAATCTGCGCCCCCTTGTGGGGCGCACAAGGAGGTTTATTAACAAGTGTCTGTATTGAAATCGAAACGAAAACCGTCACAGTTTGAGGTATTTCACCACCTCAACAAAATGCGTAAGGAGGTCACGGATTTACTGCTCCGTGATTTCGGGTACGACCTCGACAAAGCTGTGAAGAAAGTTGAAACGACCTTCGGCGGCAGACCGTATGAGGAGTTATCACCCGATGAAAAAGTCCGATATGAAAAGCTCATGGAAAAGAACATTGCGTTTGCAGAATGGTTCATCGCAGACGAGCGAAAAGTGATTGTTGATTGTCTGCGTAGTATCACCGAGGAGGTATATGTTGCAAACAGCATTTACCCAACCTACCGGGAAGAACTGGTTGAGCGTAGAGTTCACCAAGACCGAGCAGTCGGACAGTGTTATAGGCTCACACAGGAATTGCAGTATGCTATCGAGACCCTTCCTGTCGATGTGAACAAGTACCTTCGTTTCGCTGAAATGATACAGACAGAAATAAACCTTCTTAAAGGTTGGAGAAAGTCTGACAACAAGTTCAAGTCGGCTCTCCAAGAGGGTAATCTCTGATTCCGCTTCCAATTTCGCCAATGTCAACAACAACGGTAATGCGAACTACAACAACGCTTCCAATTCTAATGGCGTTCGCCCGGATTTCGATTCTGTGATTGAGTAGCCTATCGAGCGTTTCACAGACAGAGAAAGGAGAGATTATCCTTCCGTATGGTAAATACTAAATGCGACACCTCCTATTACGATAGCCGAGGTTATCAGCGCAAGATATTTGATGGAAATGTTCTTTACGAAAGTAAAGCTAAAGCAATGAAAGGTAGTGATTGGAAACCACAGGTACAGAGGTTTAACATGACCTATCTGTTGGAGTTATCGAAAATGCAACGAGACCTTGAGAACATGGAGTATGAGTTCTTACCAACTACAAACTTCACCTTGCATGAACGAGGAAAGCTCCGGCGTATTACAGGCGAACAGGTTCAAGACAGAATCGTGAAACACGCTCTCTGTGACGAGGTTTTGAATCCTCTGATTGAACCACACCTCATTTATGACAATGGAGCAAGCGTTGTCGGAAAAGGTATCGCTTTCACTCGTAAGAGGTTGCTCACCCACCTTCGGAAATATTATGCACAGCATGGTAGCAACGAAGGGTACATTCTTCTGATAGACTTCTCGAAATACTACGACAATATCAGACATGATGTGTTGTTGAAGCTGTTTGAGCAGTATGTCGATGATGAACACGCCCTATGGCTTCTGCGAAAGACCATAGAACGCTCAAGGATTGATGTATCGTACATGAGCGATGAAGAATACGAACACTGTCTCGACAGGTTGTTTGATTCTCTCCTCTATCAGTATATGAACCCGAAGCTGTTCACAGGTGAAAAGTTCATGGGGAAGCACCTTAATATCGGAGACCAAGTGGCACAGACCGCCGGAATCTCTTACCGAATACGAATTGATAATTATGTCAAAATCGTTCGAGGTGTGAAATTCTACGCTGGCTACATGGACGATAGTTATGCTATCCACGAGAGCAAAGAGTTCTTACAGGAGCTTCTTGAGGACATTATCGAGATAGCGAACGAACTCGGAATCACGGTCAATACCCGGAAGACGAGAATCTGTAAGCTCTCCGAGCATTGGCGATTTCTTCAAGTTCAATACTCTCTAACGGACACCGGGAGGGTGATTCAGAAAATCAATCCCAAACGGCTTACCGCAATGAGACGGAAAATGAAGAAACTCGCTCCGAAGCTAACAGAAAAGGAGTTTACGGACTTTTATAAGAGTTGGTTTAAGAATCATTACAAAATAATGAGTAAGAAACAACGAAGTAACATGGACACCCTATTCAATCAATTAAAGGAGGTAACGAAATGTACACTATCACCCTTGCCAATGGCAAAAAGCTGACTGGGCTGGATATGAACGGCACGAACTATGTCAGCAAAGAAAAGGTGGACGAGACTATTTTCAAGGATAATCTCTCTACTATGAAGGTCTCCGATGGGGAGACAGAGACTACCTACACTGATATGGTCTTCATTCAGCAGATGGAATGGGCTGACGGCACTTTCTATCTTGCGTTCCGTGAGAAGACCAAGGAGGAGAAGCTGGTAGCCGCTCTCAACGCAACCTCCGACAGTGTTACCGATGTACAGGTGGCACTTGCGGAAGTATACGAAATGGTTTTAGGAGGTAAATAACTATGGCTAAGATTTACGTTGCACTGATTCGCAAGGGTCTCAAGACCATTAACGATGTACCCGAACAGCTCCGAGAGGAAGTCAAGAAGCTGTTGGAGGAATAATCATGCTGTGGCGCATTATGCTATGGCTCAACAGGAAGGAGGTGAAAAACATGGCTGTTATCTATGTAGCACTCATTGTCAAGGGTAAGCGTACTTACGCAAGCGTTCCGGCTGTTCTCAAGGAACAGGTTAAGGAAATGCTCATTGACCTTGAGTTGGAAGACCTTATCACGGAATAAGGCGGCATGAGGGAGGGTCACTCCCGGCTCTCCCTCACATTCTAAAAGAGGAGGACAAGAAATGTGAGCATTGAGTTCAATCAGATTCTTACCTTCGTCTCCGTTGTTGCCGCCGTGTACTTTGCTTTCAAGAGCAATAGTCGAGCCAATAATGACGAGGTGAGTAAGAAAGCACAGGTTGACGCTATTCTGTCTCAAAAGCTGGATTCTATCAGTGATGATACGAAAGAAATCCGCAAGGAAATCACAGACGTTAAGGTAAAGGTCAACGACCTGTCCGAGCGTGTCGTGATGGTTGAGCAGTCTACGAAATCCGCACACCACCGACTTGACCGATACGAGGAAGAAGAAATCTACCACGGTGAGCCAAGAAAACGATGGTGGGTATGAAAGGGGTGATACCCGATGAACCATTCAGATTTTGTCAAAACCGTTGCGGCGTATATCAAGAAGTACGCCCCGGTGTACGGAATCGAGGTCGTGTCACCTATCATCGCTCAAGCGGTGTTGGAAAGTGGCTACGGCACTTCCGAGCTGGCTGTAAACTCTCATAACTATTTTGGTCTGAAATACCGGAAAGGTCGTTGCAAGACCTGTATTGGTATCTATCACATGGTAGGAAGTGAGCAGAACGCAGACGGCAGTTACACCAGTTCTGCTATGCAGTGGTGTAAGTTCAAGGATATGGAAAACGGAGTTATCGGCTACTTCGATTTCATCAACATTCCGAACTATAAAAATCTCAAAGGCGTTACCGACCCTCGGAAATACCTTGAGAATATCAAAGCCGATGGCTATGCTACGTCTCACAAGTATGTGGACAACCTCATGCGTGTTATTGAGACATGGCATTTAACCGATTATGACAAGAAGGAGGAAACAAAAATGAGCAACAGTCCTTTGGTGGTCTACACCAAGCTCTCCCCGAACCATTCCGGGCAGAGAACCCATTCCATTGACCGTATCACACCGCATTGTGTAGTAGGTCAGCTCTCCGCAGAGAGTATCTGTGGCTGTTTTATCAGCACCTCTCGACAGGCGAGTTGCAACTACGGTATCGGTACTGACGGTCGTATCTCCATGAGCGTTGAGGAGAAAAACCGTTCGTGGTGTTCTTCCAGTCGTGAGAACGACCAGCGAGCGGTTACTATCGAGTGTGCGTCTGACAAGACCACTCCGTATGCGTTCAATGACGCTGTGTATGCGTCTCTCGTGAACCTGTGCGTTGATATTTGTCAGCGTAACGGCAAGAGCAAGCTCTTGTGGCTGGGAGATAAGAATAAGACCCTTGCCTATGCGCCGAAGTCCGATGAAATGGTGCTGACGGTACATAGATGGTTCGCCAATAAATCTTGCCCGGGAGACTGGCTGTACAACCGTCTCGGCAACCTTGCCGCAGAGGTCACTAAGCGTCTCACAGGCGGCTCTACCGACAATGGTAAGGTAGATGTACCCTCTGACGGTAAAACGCTGTACAGGGTGCAGACAGGGGCGTTCTCGAAGCGTTCCAACGCTGACGCATGGGCGGCAAAACTGAAAGTCGCTGGCTTCGATACCTACATCATACAGATGGATAATCTGTACAAGGTACAGGTCGGTGCTTACAGTCAGAAGTCCAATGCCGAGAACATGATGGCGAAGCTGAAAGCCGCTGGCTATGACGCTTTTATCACTACCAAGTCCGGCACTGCGGCTGGTACTGCGAAGAAATCTGCGGCTGAAATTGCCAAGGAAATCTACAATGGTACTTGCTCTGACGCTCGCTGGTCTTCGTGGGGCAACGGTGCAGACCGTGTAAATCGTTTGAAACAGGCTGGTTATGACCCGAGCGAAGTACAGTCCGAGGTCAATAAGCTGTTTTAATCCAAGTAGTAAAAGTAGTTGAAAATCGGTTTTTGCGTAAACTTTTGCTATATATGCGTGTATATAGAGGAAGTTATACGAAAAAAGCCAAGAACAGCTACTTTAACTACTTCAAACATCAATTTTAAGGAGGAAATCAACATGATTAACTGGAAAGTGCGTATCAAAAACAAGAACTTTTGGATTGCTCTGATTCCGGCGGTGCTTCTGCTGGTACAGGTGATTGCCGCTGTCTTCGGTTACACTCTCGATTTGGGTGAGCTGGGGGACAAGCTGTTGGCTGTTGTCAATGCTCTGTTCGCAGTCCTCACGATTCTCGGTATCGTGACTGACCCGACCACTGCTGGCATTGGAGATTCCAAACAGGCTCTTACTTACGAGACACCTAAAAAAGAGGACGCAGTTTAA